TGATATGATGTACAAAACGATGGAAAATACGACACAGTGGACATGTACAGGAATACTGAAAGTTTTTTGAAAAAAAATCACATACTGCCTTTAGCGATACATATTCGCTGAATAGTTACCATCAATATCACAAATGTTATCAAATCCTAAATACATAAGCTATTCCTCCTTATCTTTTAGCTCAACGAAATCCCCAATACCCAAACGAGCCTTGTTGATGCAAGACGCAACCCAGCCAATCAGGTAGGCAGAAGGCTCGTCACCGTGCTTCATGCCAATGGCATCCTCGATGGCATCGCAGACGTGGGAAGCCTCATGGCAGCAGTAGTTCATCGACATATCCTTCCGGCAATGAAACGAAACAAGAACGCCTCTTCTGTTGTCGCTCTTCCTGAAAACTTCGTCATACGTAATGCCGCAGTAATCCCTATCAGGAGCCTTGCACCCGTCAAAGCAGGAATCTATCAGTTCTTCCAAGTCCTCACCGACGTGTACCCAAAGTCTCAAAGGGTAGATTTCGTTTCCGTATTCGTAATATCCTTTCTTCTTCATATTCTCAACTATTTATTATGTAATCTACCTATATGATACATAGAGCAAACCTTACACAGGTAGCAAGTATACCCCATCGCTTTCAGCTTCGGATTCTGATTCAGAAACTCCCAAGCATCATCCTCCGTATCATACCCTACCTTCTGCTTCCAAGAACTGCCCTTGCGAGTCCAATGGCAAGGGTCAGGACGGAATGTGGAAAATGGAGCTTTGTTGTGATATCTGTCTTTGTTCATATCCATTAAATACCCACTCAGTCGGTATCGAATTTTAGTTTCATCTGCTGGAACTTTTCTTCATACCATTGCTTGTATGACTTGCCCGAAATCCACCAGTCATAGATATTCTCCGCTATTTCGTTTTCTTGCTCCTCTGTCAAGCGGTCAGAAGAGGAGCTGGATGAAAACCCGCCCTGCGAGATTCCATACACCTCGGTTTTGTCTCCCAGTTGTCGTTTGTTCGCATCCATTGTTTGCAGATGCGGAATGTCGGCATTGCTGCTCCTCGTATTCTTGGGATTTTTTCCCCCCCCTCTGTCCGACTGTTCGTAGATTCGTGCTGTGTCCAGTGTCCCGGGTCTGGATGCTTGATGTAGCCGCCTGCGTCCTGAGCAATCCTCTGACGTTTCTGAGAGCCACCCAGTCCTTGCGGATGTTCCACCAGCTGTATTCTATTTTGAATACCCCCCCCGTTTCGGATAGCCTTAATCGCCCTAATCCAGTTTCGTTTTACATGTGGATAGCGTTCGTTTTCTATCATCTTTTGCTTGTGCGAACTCATGGGGCAGCCGATGCAGCCTATGCGATGCCATCCATCGTCGTAGAGCGAGCAATGAGGAACTTTCACTACATCGTTAAGAAACTCCCACACGTCCTTTTCCGTCCAATAGATGATGGGCGATATAAGCAGACTCTCTTTGCCGTGTATGCAGCCTAACGTCTGTTCCTCGTCGGCATTGGTGATGTTCACTCCGTCCGCCTTCGACTTTCGCTTCATACGTTTAGCCTTCAGCTCCTGTCGGTATTCGTCCAACCCATCAAGATTGCCGCTAAACTTATGGTTGTTAATTTCCACCTCGTTGCGCTTGGCTCTTCGAGAACTCTCTGCTTTGCGTATGCCGATTAGCGTGACCTTGCCGGCACCTGCCGTTTCCTTGTATTCCTTGCAACACCAACGCACACGCATAGTGGGCAGAATCTGCTTTTCTACGGCAACCTGGAAGATGGATTTGCCCGGCTTTATCAGTTCCACCTCGGGATAGTTCTTCTTTACGAAACGTATCACTTCGGGGGGATCAACACTCGTAAGATTCATGTGACCGCGGTATTTCACTCCAGCCAACTGAGCCATGTGGAAAAGAGCTTGAGAATCCTTTCCACCACTAAACGCCAAGTAATATCCGTTCTCGGCATCATAGTTCAGAGCTATCTTCTCTGTTTTTTGCAGCAGCTCCACCGAGTGAAGCATCTTCTTTCGCAGCCCTTCCGAAGCTCGCTCCAATGCTTCAGCAAGCGTAATTTTTAACTCCATATTTCACATTTCCATTCTTGATTAGCCCCATCCGGATTGAGCTAATTCCTATAGTTGTTACCTACAATCCACACGCTCAGTCCCACATTCAGCAGGAGCATGAGGAAGACGATGGTCCAGTACTGCCCGTCGCTCAACTCCACCGACACATACTTGAAGTCAGAGAAGTCCTTGCGCTTCCATTCCTTCTGCACGATAGGCTCTATATAGGAGACAAAGGCGCAGAGGTCAAGACGATTGCTCATAAACCAGTCACGGCTCTTCACGGCAAGCACCGGCGAGTCACACCAGGAGAAAGCGTCGCTCCACATCACGCGGTTGTTCCTGTCAAGCCCCACGCACACCACAAGCTCGTTCTTGTTGCCACCCTGCCAGTACGAGCGTTGCTTCTCCACAATGGATATCGGCTTGTCACGGAAGAACAGCAGATACAGACGAAACTGTTTCTGAGGTCCGTATCGCGCGTTCAAAACACGGACAGCACGCTCCTGACGGGCGGAAAACTTGGCGCCGAGTATAGGGCATTGGTCGCGCAGCCATATCTCAGGATAGTCATACAGCCCGATACGGCGAGCATCCTCCTTGCTGATATCCTCAAACTTGAACACCGAGCGCGATGCCTTCACCCTGTTCTCGTATTCGTGCTCACGGGTCACAGGATAGAGCGTAACGTCACGACCGTCCCACGGATAATCGTAAGCGTCGCCGTCCCTGGTGTCATAGTCACGGTGCATGTCCACGAAGACAGGAGAAGCCGCCAAACGCTCTTTCATAGCAGAGAAGACGTCACTTGAGCAGTCACGCTCACGTCCGGAATGGTCGGAATAAGCCCATTTCTCAGAATGCTCCTCTGTCACGTAGTAGATCTCGGTATGAGTGTTTCCCTTTGAGTCTGTATAGGTACGGGTGTGTGCGACACGCTCGTTCCACGGCTCATAATAGCGTATCTTCGTGACATAACTGCCCAGATATTCCGTGTCACTCGACTCAGCACGTTCAAAGACCCACAGCAGACCTGCGCCCACAATGAGCGACGGAACAATCAGCACGGCATGCTCCCACCACTTCGTCTGCTTGCGGAAGAACAGCAGAAGCACCGCCGACGTGAAGAACGGAATAAGGAAAACCAGAAGCTCCATACGCTACTCCTTTTTATTCTTGCCGAACAAATCCACGTCGTTGTCCTCGCCCTCAACCATCACCTCCTTCGAGCGCGACGACGAAATCACCTTATAATCTATCGGCATCGTGTTAGACACGAACCAACGCGCAGGATAAGTACGGGTGAGCGTTTCATGTTCACGGATGATGTCAAGCATACGCTCCTGGGCGGTCTGAAACTCCATGCGCTGTATCTCTATCGACTGCATGAGGTCACGATAGAGAGACACGTCGAAGTTAGGGTTGCTCTCCTTTATCCATTTCATCATCGTACCCTTGTCGTTCTGGTAACGACCGGCAATGAGCTGCGGATAAATCTTCTCGAAAGTCCCCTTGTACTCGTCAGTCACCTGAGCCTTCTGCTGGATGATCTTCCACATCTTGTCATGCACGCCCTCAATCTTGCCACGCTGAGCCTCAGCCTGCTGACGAAGCGAAATCTCGCGGTTGTTGTAACTGAAATAACCCGCCACCAACGTACCGATGATGATGGCAAACACCAGCAAAGCCGATGCAAGGATAATGTTCTTAGTATTCATATTCTCTATAATTGATTAATGATTAAAATAAACTACCTTCAGCCTCCACATATCCGAGACGCTTCAGTATCTTGCGGATATAGTCCAAGCCACGCTGATACACGAGAGTCTTGATGTTGATCCTCGTCTCGCCGCTCGGAACCGTATACTTCTGCTCGATGGTCCTGAAATAACCGCAGTCTATGAATCTCTGGTAAGGCACGTTGCCACCGTTAAGAATGCCCTGCTCACGCAAGATGCAGAACAGCTTGTTCCTGCCGACATTCTTGAAGTGCAGAGTGTTCGCGATAAGCTTCATCTCAATCGCAGTCTTGCTCTCAGCAACAGCATCAAAGAACTCCACCTTAGGCTGCTGCACCTCAAGCTGCTTCTGCTGAGCCTCTATCATCTCCTGCTGCTTGGCAGCAAGCATAAGAGCCTGAGCGAACGACTGAGGAACTCCGCTACTCTGGCGTATCTGCTGTTCCATGGCGTTAAAGGCATTCATGTACTCCAGCTTGAAAGCCAAAGCCTTCGCTCCCGTAAAGCCCATAGCCAAGAGAGTAAAGCCGTCCCTGTTCATCACGTAGATAGGCAGCTTCTTCACACCGCCACCAACAGGCATCGGCTGTTCCACCTCAGTAAGGGCAAACATCTTCGCAAGTTGCTGATTCTCAACGAAAAGGGATTTTTCCCCTGTCGTAAATAAACTTTTTATGGCTTTAAGAACGTCGCTATGCTCCTTGCCAAACTTCTCCGCAACAATCGCACTCGTTGTCAGCGCCTGATTGTCGCTACTCCTAAATACAATCTCTTGCATATTATTAGATTTTAAGTTGCAATTATTTCTTTGTTTTGTCAAGTTCCATGATTGTAAGTACCGCGTAGTTGGCGAGGTCAAGCAATGAGTCTCTCATACTCTCGCCCTTTACCTTCGCCTCGTCAGACATCAGTGACTTCACGCGCTTCAACTTCTCTGCCATGTGTCCGTAGGCGTATGTCATGCCGCACTCCGCAAACAATTCCGAGAAACTATTGCCGTAATCGGAACTTTTAGCCTTGAAGGTGTCGTACATGCCGTTGGTAATGTCGCGGAAGGCATCTGCATCTCCAGTTGGCTGCTTAGTAAACGCGGAAGGCTTTGCAAGAACGCCAACTGGGTCAGAGGTAAATCCGTAATACTCCATACGGAATCTTTTACAGCCGCTACGACTGCCGGCAAAAAAGGTGTTGTACGCCCAGTTGTTCTTCGGGTTCTCCGTACTGAAAATAGGGTAGAGATCAGCGTCGATGGCACGTCTTCCGTGTTGCATCACGTCGTACAGGGATATGTAGAGCGGTTTCTTCCCGAGCGCATCGCTGCGCACCTTGATGTACTCGCCGAACCATGCGCAATGCGGGTCTTTCTTATCGGCGAAGCTTATCAGTTTCGGACCGCCGCACACCTCGAAAAGCGGCACTTTGGGTGTCACATAGTTTTTTTTGTCTCCGTGCGGAGTTTTCAGCGTTGTCAAATACTGGATAGACTCACACATATCCGTAGCACCTCGAAAGCTCGCTACTTGATACTTCCTCCTGATTATATCGTTGGGCATCCTAAACTTCAAGCCCTTCTTAATGTCCTCTCTGTTAATCATTGTTACTCCTTTCTTTGAACGGTACCCATATCTCCTCCCATCTCTTCACAACCGCATATAGCAGCCATGCCACAAAATACAAAAGTTAAAAACTTTAACATTCAAACCGCACCGGACTATCCAGCAAGACTATTGCACAGCAAAAGACAAATCGCTAACTTTGTCCCCGCAATAAGACCTATCACCATACGTCATAAGACCTACTGGCAAGCCTTTTTACATTGTTCACGCAAAGCCGTTCCAAGCTATGCAGTTCCCAACAAGACTTATGCAGCATCCGATGCAGCTTTTTCTCCCTATATGTCGGGTAGGTGCAGCTATTCTGCTTAAATCCCTATACCCTACATACACGCACACACAAAGATACGTAATAATAATCCTTCAATACTGCACTATACCGATAAAACAACATAATTTGCTGCATAATTCCCTCCATACGATGCAAGATAAGCTGCATCATTACAAAACGCATCATAACAATGTTCCCGACACCCGGCCATACGACCCCAACCAAAACCCAGAAGCCCAATCTGCATATATATGCATGTTAACGGTCATTCACAGTCATTCACAATGAATTAACATCAAGTATTAATATTCACTATTTATGCACTATCAAAAGACCAAAAGGGCAAATATAAGGTGTTAATTGTCAGTAAGTTAGAAAAAAAAGAAAAAAATTTCAGGTGAAGTGACTACAAAGCGCTGGGCGTCCGCTGACGGGGGGGGGGTGGGGGTTATTTTGTCCATATTATATGGTATAATATTTGTTAAAACGCCAATTTGTAATAATTTCAATGTTTCACGCACCACCATATTATTATTTTTTGTAACTCATTGATTTACAACACATTACATCATTATATTATTTTCTTTCAGTGAATAATTATACAAATATCAATGTTTCACGAATGTTAAATATCGCTAACAAATTGACCTATATCAATACTAAATACATTTATTAACACTATTTTTACAAATATAGTCTTATATCTTGCAATTTAACTATGGTTAAAATATATAACTTATTGATTTTCAGTTAGTTACGACAACGTCAAAGACTGTAAAACCCTTGCTTTGCGTCAAAATTATTGCTACCTTTGCAATAGAGAAAAGGGAATAAGAGACCTTTCTTTGGGGTCACGCTGAAGGTAATAGGCGTGTAACTTCTTGGTTCTTTGATTTTATGTAACATAAACAGGGGTGAGTCTAAAAGACCCACCCCACGGAATGAAAGCTTAACGAATGCTTTGCATACCATTCTAAACACTGCAAAGATAGTCGTTTTCTTTCGTTTCTACAAAGGACTTTACAACTCTTAGTATTAAATAACCATTCTAAACAATTCGATTATGAAAGCTAACGAAGTAAAGAACACAGTAAAAGAGAACGTGAACACAGTAGAGAACGCCCAGAAGTTGGCAAAGGAACAAGAAAACCCATCGTATGTTGCTATGTTCCGTCCGTGGATAGTAGAAGCCTGTGGCGGTCTCGTTGATGACTTAACACAGGCTATCAACGAGACAATAACGGACGCTAACGAGACGGACGAACGTTACAAACAACTTTCAACGGACTACGAAAAGGCTAAAGCCCGCTTTGAGGCTTACCAACTCAAGACCGTGAACGGAGACCGCCAGACGCTGAAAGCCTTCAAAAAGGCTGTAGCGGTTGCAGTTTTGGAAGTTGCAGAACGCACAAATACAGGAAAGTGGTTCACTTACCGCAACCTGTACGGACTTGGACTATTAAACGAAATGCCGAGCCTTATCAATACCCCTAATAAGGTTAACAGTTTTGTCGCAAAGGCGTTCGTATTCATGCAGCAATATGCAAGGCGTTCTTCAGAGATGGCAAGAAAGGAACGCCAAATTAACGAGATTATGACACGTTTCAACTTGCCACGCGAAACCGCTGAAGCTATGTATTTGGCTGGAGCATTGAAAATCTAATGTTACAGGAATATTCAGGTAATGAAGGGAATTTCTTTCCTTACCTGAATTTTACCCCCAATCCCAAAAGATTGGGGTGTTTTTTCGTGTCCTTATTTTTCCAGAGCAATTTTTCTCCCTTACTGGATTCTCCCCACTACAAATTTTTCCCACACGTTTTTTGGATACCTCATCGCGGTGTGTGGGTGTTCCTCGCTATGTCGGAAAAGACATAGCGTGCTAAATTCCAAAAGAAGTAGTTCTAAGGTTTTATTTTCATAAATGGTGACACGTGTCGGACGTGCCACGCCCTTTGTTATGGGATTTCGCAAGCAGGATTTTTCTATAAGGAAATACACGGAAATGTCTTGAACTACGAAATTTGAAACAAAGGGAGAGTTTCATAATTCATATTCTAACGTGTCACGAGCGTGCGAGTTGGTTACTCGCTAAATCGTCTGCAACGTGGTGGTTGCAGTGAGCTATATGCAAAAGGGCATACCAAATTGAGACAAAGCAGTTCCCTGTCAGCTGTTAGGAAACAGGGCGCACCTCAGCGTTACAGGTAGGGCGTGAGCCGTGAGAGAAGACGATAAAGACAAACACGGTGCCAAGATGCACGTCCTAAGGCAAATTAGGGCAGTCCTTGTGGCTGCTCTACAATTAATAACCAATTAAATTATAGAATTATGAGCAAGTATTACAAAGAACGCTATTGCGTCACATACGGTGAGCATCCGCACGTACATTACATGGGTTTTGACAATTTCCATGACGCTTGGAATTATTTCACAGATGCCAGGGACATGGGATATGTGGAAGTACGATTATTCGACACGTCAGAGCGTACGCCTGAGCATCCTGCGTTTGATGTATGCAGAACGTACGCGAAACCTCTCCGTATAGCCTAAGAAAATTCCCCACGATTGTGGGGTCTACAAACCAAACCTAAAAGAATTATGGAAACAACGAATGTAAATTTATGGGCTATGTACTCAGAGATTGAGCACGCCATTGAAGTCTACAACATGGGATTTTTGACACGTGCGGATTTTGCTAACCATTGTTTTGCAGCCCGTGACCCATATATAAGTAGATTCAAGAACTATGTGTTATACCTGCGTGACAGGTATTTCTAACCGCCTCAAAGGGGTAGTCGTTTGGCTACCTTCCAGTTAACCATTAAAATTCAGAATTATGACAAAGAGACAGATTTTACGTAGCAGTACGATAATTGTGCTTGGAAACCTTCAGCTTGTTCCGTGTCTGCTTATTTTAAGTAGTACGATAATCAGTGTGCTTGGAATCCTTTACATATTGTTTCTGCTCTATTTCTGGAGCAGTACGAAAATTGGCAACGGATTCTTCAAGAATTTCGTGCGTGAGAATGAGCGCTTGGAAAAGATCCTCCTCAAGCCGAGTTCAGAATCCTGAGCAGTACGAAAATTGTGCTTGGAAAGTGTTGAGCCTTAATTGCTACCCTGTTTTGGGGTAGTACGATAATTAACCCACAGAATAGAATTATATCCGTGAGAGAAAAACAGGCTCCCGTCACGTTCGAGTCGTGGCACGGAACAAAAGACCTCATTAGTCTTAGGTAGTCTTACAGATTTGCGGTTAGAATTTCCCTTTGAGCCGTTTCCTACCTCATAAAACAAAGAAAGGACTGAAAGAGTGGAATCGAGAGAATGTACTCTAAACATAGCGAGAAAGGGCGCTCTATCCCACCGACAAAGCTTGGTGAAGTCGTAAAATCACAAGACGTGAGCGGAGTGGATACACAGGAAAACAGGACTCCACGTGTGGCGTACGTTTATATGTCACGTTGGAAAAAACGTAAAGTATGAGTTGACAACTTTTAACAGTCGGCAGGATTGGCAAGCTCACTCCAGATTTATGGTTGAGCATCAGCGACTAATCCACGCCAAAACGCCACTCTTATTTGGGTGGCTCTATCAACCAAAACCAAAAGAATTATGACAAACGGAGACAGAATGTTTCTTGCTGCGATTGTGGCAAGCTACAAGAGAGTTATTTCAGCTGAGTGTGAGAGAAGACACCTTGACGAGCGCGAGTATTCACGGAGAGCTGCGAAAGCAGACAGGAAAGCGAAGGAGATAGAACGTCATTTCTCTCGTCCGCGTTGTTTCTAAGCCTAAAAGGGACGTATCGCAAATGATGCGTCCGCACATCATTAACAACTAAAATTAGAATTATGGAATACTTTAAGACGCAAGAAAGCCACACACGCATCGACGTGTATTTTGATGGTGAGAAATACGTTTTTATCAACGCTTTTCACGGAATTGTGGCAGTAGCGAGAAGACAGGGACTTGTTGATTTTACCCAGGACGGACATATTGTTCACGCCAGTTTTGAGGTGGAAAAATCTTCCACTATAAGCAGAAGTACAATTACCCGTCTTATTCACAAGCAGGAGAGCAAGTATGTGAGTGCCGTTGTTAACTGCGAATGGAACGAGGTAAAATGTGAGAGTTTTCCTTATTTCGTCAGTGTAGCCCTCGAAAAACGAGGTTAGTCTAAAAAAGGGTAGCCGTTTGGCTACCTCTACAAACCAATTAAATTACAAAATTATGAGTACAAGAAGAATTGAGTGCAAAGGTGCAGCGTTTATAGAAAGAGTTTTCGCAAATATGCAGGAAATGTACACACACGTTGAATTTCTTAGTTATGACGGAAAATTCCTCACTGTAGCCTTCATCGCCTGAAAATGCCGTGGCAGCACTATTATTGTGCGTGTCACGGCTCAAGACAACCAATAAAAACAAGAGAATTATGGAAAAGAAAAAGCTTACAGAGTCTGAGAGGATAGCCAAAGTAATCCTCCCAAAAATACAGGAGATGCAGAGAAGAACATTTTTTGACAAGCATCTGGGCATATCTATTGTGATAAATCCCTGCATGTCTGCCCAAATCGGCGTTTGCGTTGAATACATAGAGGACAAGAAAGACGTAGATTCCCTCACTTACAATGAGTATTTCTCATTCAATCCGTTCTACAGCACAGAAGAAAACGACGCAAAGTTCGAGCGCCTTGTAGCCTACGTGAACGAGAAAGCCGGCAAGTAAGCCACAGCCTAAGAAAATCCCCACGATTGTGGGGTCTATTAACCAAACAGAATTATTATGACACAGGATTATTTCGTGTTCCCTCCTTTTGAGGTGTACACAGGCGAACAACTTACAAAAGAAGTCAAACAGAGTTTAATTGCCCGTGGTTTGAAATGCGTTGCGGTTGTCTTCAACTGCGAGAGTTACGAAGATTTCGAGCGCAAATACTTCGGCAGATAGCCTAAACAAGCGGAGATACAACTCCGCTACTATTAACCAACAAAATTATAGAATATGGAACAAACAAAAAAATTGACGGGCTATGTACTCGTCGACCCGACAGACGGAGGTGTATTGTGCAGTTATTCAGCAACTAACAATAATTGTACTTCTGCAAAAATGGAGGCTATCCATGATGCAGACGAGAGAAAAGTGTATGGTATTCCAATGGAGGTTTACGCATGTTATGATAACGTATATTCCGAAGAAACAAAAGTCTACCCACGCTTTGAAGTGGTACCATGTGGCATTGGAGATGTTTTCGGTGGTAGAATGTGGTTTTGCGTAAAGCCTAACAACCCACACGAAGTTGTCTACTTTGATACAAAGCAGAAGTGTGAGCAGTATATACGTAAGTATCACAATTCAGACCCGCATCTCCTGAAAGTATTACGTAATACTCATGGTAGGTCAATTATTTATGCCTAACCCAAGGGGAGCCAGCCTCCCCCACTACAAACCAACAAACACAGAATTATGACAGAATACGAAAGACTCAAGGATGAGACACGCATGCGACTCGTTCTTTCCCGATTGCAGGATTTGCAGGCTGCCGTCTATCGTCAGCCGAACATGTGCATGGACGTAGAGACAAGCGGACGAGAAATCTCCGCCACAGTCTTCCTCAACACAAGCATACAAGACCAGATAAAAGGTCGTGAGATGCGGTGTGTGTCGTTCAAATTCCCTCAGTACTCAGACCGGCGTCACGTTAAGAATCTGCTGAAAGGATGCAAAAATCTCATCAAGGCGCACTTCGAGTCAGTCTGAGCAAGTGCTAAAGAGGAGGAGCCTGTGTGCTCCTCTCCCATCAACCAACAAACACAGAATTATGACAAGAAGAAGCAAGACGCTGCTCCAGCAGGCAAAGTACTACGAAGTACACAACGAGATGGAAATGATGTGCCTTATTTGGGAGGCATGGGTAAACGGGAACTATTCCGATTTCAAGAGTTATTACCGCTCATTGAACATGGAATCCCGCCGTCGTTTCATCGGATTCATCTACAACCAAGTTGACGGATACACATTCTACAGAATGGTAGACATGCTCATGTTCGACAAACACTAACAAGCCCAAAACAATCCTTACCCGTAAGAGTAAGGATTTCTACAAACCAAAACCGCAAGAATTATGACAGAAAAGGAAAGGAATGAGTTAGATGAAATCCTAACGAACGACCCATTGCTCGCCTGTGACGTGGTAGACGAGAAATCCAACTATCAGTACACCGTGAAGATTATAAAGTGGACGTGGGAAGACAGATACAGCGTGTGTATCAATGACAAAATCGGCCATGCACTCGTAGACTCTCCTCTCATGGATGAAGACACCGCGCGTGGTTTTTACGACCATGTCGTTTCCGCTTACCGCATCGCCTGAATATAAGGATGCTATTTGTCAGCAAGTAGCATCCTTAACAATTATCAACCACTTAAAACATTACGGATTATGAAAATACACATTCCCTGCCCCATCAACGAGAAAGACCTATGCAGCGACGTTCTCTTCGACGATCTTTTCGACGATAATGCGTATTGCTGCGACGGACACGGCGTGCTGATAGGATTTGTCCATCGTCACGTTGTCAAGATGACGTACATATACGGCTCAAATGTCGTACACTTCGAAGTCCTCGACCATCCGCTCAGCTCGGACATCAAGTCGCGGATTAGCCAATGGCTCGAAATCGTCCGCACCGGTGTCAACGAAAATTCCCTTGATGCCAACACAAAGCTGAGCACCATCCCCCTGTACTTCAATGACATACGCTCTGGCAATATCATCTTCGAGTACAACACGGACGAAAAGTAACCGACCTAAAAAGCCTCCATCCTCGGAGGCACACACAAACCATAAAAACCAATTTGAATTATGCTTAGAAACAGAAATTGCGACAAGAATTTCGAGCGTACACTGCTCGCAGAAATCAGTAGAGCCAAGATTGCAGCCCGTAAGATGCACAACAACCGCATGACCGGTTACGAAGACCCACGCGCGGAGCGTGACTTCCATCGTGCCATAATCGAAATCGTGAGCATAGCTTATCACGATTAGCACATTGCTGCCCGAATCATCCTGTGTGGATAACACACAGGAACATTACCAACCAACATACGATTATGAAGAAAAGAACTTACAAGACTCTTGCCGGGCTGCTTAGAGCGTACGACAAGAAGCAGTTTACAATGGACGATTTTCTGAGCAAGCGGAAAGTATACGACCGCAAGTCCGGCGAGTGGATTGATTTTGAGCTTACCGACGACGCCCTACGTGAGTTGTCTGACGGATTCTGCCGTGCACTGTACTGCCAGAAAAGAAAGTACGACACGGTATTCTACAACATGAAGTATAATAGAATACTCAGCCGCAGTATACTTTCCCGTCTGTGGGTCGAGCTTTGGAACAACAAGCCGAGTTTTACCTATTGCGTAGGACAGGACGGAGATTACGAGTATCCGCTTGTCAAGAGAATCCTGTATCGTGGTTATTGAGCCTGAACAAATCCCAAAAGTGTGACACACCCGAAAAGGATAATGTATTAAGAAAGCTTATCGCCTGAAACTCAATCCCCACCCTCAACAAAGAGAGTGGGGATTTCTATTATCAACCATTAAAAAACAAGAATTATGGAAAAGAAAAAGTACATCGACATCATTTCTGCACAAGCAGACAAGAACCATCGTCCTCACGAGTTGGCTCTTAATGATTTCCTCGACTATCTGCTCGAGTTTTTCAGCGTAAAGGCTTTCCAGTCCGGTCCCGACACCTATCATCAGCATCTTCTTGACTGCACACAAAAGTGTCCCGAATTTGCCGGTCTCGCTACCCTGTGGCTCACAGACGTTGCTACAGCTATGGAGCAAGGCAAGTGGCTTGACGTGTTCGGCATACTCTACGAGGAGTTGTATCTCACACGTGGCAAGGCGTCCCATACAGGACAGTTTTTCACACCGCCAAGCGTAGCCGACATCATGTCACGCATATCTTCGTTGAACGAAAAGCAGAGCGGTATAGTCAACGACTGCGCCTCTGGCAGCGGTCGCCTTCTTCTCGCTCATTATATGGAGAAGAGCAGCCTCGACCATTCAGCAGGACGCCGTTTCCGATACATTGCACAAGACGTTGACCCCATAGCCTGCAAGATGTGCGCCCTCAATCTCATGGCTCACGGCATGAATGCCAATGTCATTTGTCAAGACACGCTCACTATGAGCACGCCCTCCGTGATGTATTGCGTCAACGAGGTCAAATACCCCTTCAATACACCTTATTACAGCGTGCGGACAGTAAGCCCTGCCCAACTTTAAAAGTTACAGCCGAGTGTTGCAGCCCAAAAACCGAGGGAGCAATCCCTCTGCAAGTTCAACCAAAACAATTATAGATATGAAGAAAATAGAAATCGGTATGAAGGTATATTGTGACATTCATTCTCAATCCCGAGAGCACGTTGTAACACACCTATATGAAGACCGGGGGGTTGCTGGCATAGACAATAGCTTTTACTGGCCCATAAGTCAATGCTTTCCGTGCAGCGAAATCACATTACCTAAACAGCGCAGCTAATGACTGCGCACAATAATCAATAACACCTACACAGGCAGCGCAGCCTAAAACAGGCGTGAGCGAAGACAGGATTCAGTCTCCAGCGTCTCATCCGGGACACTACCCGGATGAGTCTACCGCTGGATACATCACACACCTACAGCCATGTGCCGCCACTCATGAGAAGTCCGCACCCGGGAATTGCATCCCACAGGACACGCAAGGAGGATTCATTCACTCCAGACTGTTTGCATCAACAGATCTTTACCCGCAGCATCTGCCGGTATAGATCTGTTTCTCAGAACGGTCTTCGATCATTCACTTACAGAAATGCAACACATCCTCAGAGCGTGTCCGCTTTTTATTCAAAAAAACATCAGTCAAAAGCGGTCAGACAATCGCAAAAATCACTACCTTTGTATTCACAATCTTAGCACAGCCAGCCTGAAGAGGCGTAGCGAGGCACAAACATCTCCTCCTTCGCCGCTATCAACCAAACAATAAAACAATTATGTCAGTAACCAAATTTGTCCGAGCACAGGACATACTTAAAGAAAAGGGTTTCAAAGCCTCACCGTTCGATACAGCGGGATTTCAAAACGCAGTAGTCGAGTTCTTCCGGAAGAACGACGTGTCGGAAAGACTCAGTATCATATCAGTTCGCTTCCTCGACTATGAGGACGCGCCGGAATGCGGCTTTGCTGCAAGCACAGAAGGCGTATACAATGACTATTTGGGGCCAGGATTCGACAAGTACATATTCCCGCACTTCCTTGGTGGGTATTTCGGAGGTACTGAAGAATACGTCTGCTCCCCGTACATCATCGTTGACGAACCCTACGTCACTAATGCCGTAGCCCTCCTCAAGATGGCAGGTTTTATCGTCAGTCGTAAACACAAATGGCTGAAACACGATTCCTACACCGTCACCCTCGTCTAACCCGTCCCGCCTAAAACCGCCAGGCTCGACCTGGCACCATTAACCAAGCCCTACCGCATCACGGCCAAGCGGAATCCTTATGACAACCAACGAAGCATTGAGCCTGATCCAGCAGGCAGAAAAGAATATGAGCGGCAAGGATGTCGATTTTACCATCACCGACGACATCAGAATTGACAACACAGCGCATTTGTATCTGTTTGAGAACGACTATTGCAAGACAGCGGCTGTAGGCTACGAGAGTGGAGAACTGTTCGTGATGCGAGATTGGCAGGAGCCTTCACGCCCAGAGACTGCCGACGAGATAGCAGAATACGACTGGTGTACAGCCAACTGGCAGGATGCCATCATCCTTGATGGAATGCCAAGAACACTATAGGATATGTACACAATCATCAACGCAAATACGCACCTCTACCCTTGGGTAATACTACTTCTTCGCTCCCATCTGGGCGAGGAAGGATATTGGTGCCTATCAGATGTGCATGCCGAAGAGTGCATCCTCTCAGCTTACAACACCACAAAATACGAAGGTATTGTTATGGATGAAACGCCTGCACATGGCTCATGGATTGGACCACAAGACATAAATAAACTATAAACAAAAAGCCCCAATCTAAGCCGAGTACACAATAATTAACAAGTTTAATATTTAATAACCATACAACTATGCCACAAGTAAACCTCTCTGACGAAGAGTACAAGCGCCGCGTACAGGCCATCCGTGACCTTTTCGCCAAACGCATCTACGACCTTTACGTCAAGTGTGCCAACGGCGAAATCACCGAATACCACAAGCTCGTAGACGAACTCCATTCGTTAGACTTCGAGTACGCCGACGCTCTCGAACCCTACGGTCTTGCAGAAGATCTCCGTCCCGACGACTACAAGCTCATCCAGAAAGCCGACGACAACGACGAACCTCTAAAGGATTTCGCCTACAACTGGCTCTCCCTGCGTAACGAAGCCGAGTTCCGTAACGTAGACATCACCTCCTTCATCCCCATAGCACACCGCGAAGAAGAAGACGATGGAGATGACGACTACAACATATAATCGTGTCACAACACCTAAACATGGTAGAGAATCCTTTTTCCCTACCAACCGTTTTACCAACATTATTAACATTATAAATTTTACGAATTATGAAAAAAAAGATTCTATCAATTTTGTTTCTTCTGCTGTGTCTTACATCGGCTTCAGCGCAAGACCTTGTCCAGTTCAAGCTTACTCGTTCCGGCTCTTTTGTTGATATTGACAACAAGGGTTTTGTAGTGGTTCCGTTCGCTGGAAAAACAGCTTCGGAACTATATAACATGGTAAAAAACAATATTTTGTCTATTTATAAAGACCCTAAACAGGTTATGTCCGAAAACGAAGGACAAACAATCGCCATCAGAGCCAAAGGAGGTCTCGTATGGAAGACTGTTACTTTCATCCCAAGAACCTTTGAAGGATATTACACAATGGTGTTTAGATTCAAAGATGGACGCATACGTGTTGACGCACCAGTCGTTGAGGACAATCTTACAGATTCCGACGGATGGTTAAACAAAACTCTCTCTTTCACTTCGTACTGCCATTCACACATAGCAAAAAACGGCAAGCCAGCCACGAAATTCGACGTAAAGAAAGTATCACAGACAGAGAACGCGATGAATGTTATAATAAATCAGATTCTCGGTCTGATAAAAACTACATCAACAATCACTCCTGACGACAACTGGTAAATATTCTTCAGCAAATCGACAACAGCCTATCCCCCTCAGCCAAGCCCTCCCACGAGAGCTTGGCTTTTTCATATCCCCCATAGCCCTGCCAAAACCGCGCACCGCGCACAATGTTAAAACCAAGTTAAACCATCCATTCCCCATCCATATTATATTATAATATTATACCTTTGCAAAAGGGAAAGAGATGAGGAAGTCTTAATCCATCATATTATGACACAACTCAAGACAAGACGCTGGCAGGAGATGCTCACTCCCGAACAGCAGGAAAAGTACGCCAATGCCATCCGACAAGGCTATTTCGCCACATACGACGGCTATCCCTGGCGCCACACCTTCTACGGAGCCTGGATATGGAAACATCCGGGACGAGTAAAGGTGGTCAACATCTTCAAGGGCATAGTCGGACGACCGCCCATGTGGGAAGACCTCACCGACGACAACCTACGCGACTTCCGAGAGGAGATAGCGTCATCATACGCGCCGAACTCAGCGAAGACCATCTTCGCCGAAGTCAACGCCATCATACGCGAAAACTCCTCCAAGCCCGTCCCGTCACTCAATTTCGGGACAGTCCTGCGCACCAAGAAAGTCCCGTCGCAGTCCGTGGCGCTCACCGACGACGAGATACGACGCATCCACGAGTTCACGCCACGCACCCGTGCAGCCAAGCACGCCAAGCGCATCTTCATGCTCGAATGCCTGTGCGGAGCACGCCTCTCCGACTGCCTCACACTCTCGCCGGACAACATCAGCGAGGACGGACGCATCATCACATACGTCTCGCACAAGACCAAGACCGTCGTCAAGGTCCCCATCCATCCGTGGCTGCGCATCTATCTGCAACGGACCTCCCCCACCGAGCCGAGAGAAATCTCCGTAAGGTGCTACAACGACAACATACGCGACATCTGCCGGGCATGCGGAATAGACACCATCACCAAGGTCTTCCGCGCAGGACGCACGCAGAGAGGACACAAGTGGGAGTTCGTCTCCTCACACACCGGTCGCCGCTCCTTCGCCACCAACCTCGCGCTCAAAGGCATCCCCATCGAACAGATAGCCCTCTGCATGGGACACATGTCAGGCAACGTCCCCAACATCTCCATGACGCAGCGTTACATCGTCGGAGAAATCGGACTCTCACCCGAGACATTCGCAGCCTTCCAGATACCCGGAGCAGAACGCGCCGAACGCGAAATGAACGCCCTCCATGCGGTCGGAAAAGACTATCCCGAAGACCAGTAAAAACACCTCCGAAAACATGCGAAAAATGCGATCGCATAAATCGCATAATCAGACGTATTTTCCGACGTATTTTCATCGTCGTAACTCGTTGATTATCAGTATGTCCGATTACGCCTATGCGATCGCATGCGATTGCACTATATATATATAGATATTATATATAGCTATTAGTATATATTCATATACATTCATATATCCTAATAGCTATACATAACATCTATATACTCACACTCTCGCACGCGAGAGCTGTGAAGCGTGTGTGTCATTTTTTTATTTTTTTTAAACAGCAAAACAGATATGGACAACGAAGAACACCTACAGGACCTCAAGGCCAGAGCTGAGGAGCTGCACAGCCAGCTTCCGCAGGAAGCCAAGCAGATGGCAGCACTGCGCAGCAAGTATGACAAGCTCGCATGGGGAGCACTCTATGCAGCAGCAGCCGGCGACATCACATCCTACGACGACCTCCTTCATGAGTTCGTCAGCATCGGACTCAGTTTCGACGACGAAGCCTTACAGCTGACCCCTCAGCCGCAGCTCCCGCCACCCGACCTCGAAATCCTTGATTTTGAAACAAGAAAGGCAGAAGCCGCAGGCAAGCCACTCAAGCAGTTCGCCTACGATTTCTGCCAAATCTACGTCAGCATCGAGCTTGACAACCCTCAGCTCCCCTCCACGTAAGCCACAATCCGAGCCACCGCATCATCTATGCGCTTAGTGTCATAGGCGATGTAGTGGCTCGTCACATCAGCCCACGAATGCCCAAGGCACAGCGCAATCGTCTCACGCGGAATCTCAAGCTCCGCACCTATCGAGGCGAACGTGTAGCGGGCGGTATACACCGTCATCCCCTCCACAATCGGATGCCAGACCACCTTTCGCAGCCTTCCCACCTTGTCCGGCACCACCTCCTTACGCCCTATCTTCTTCAGGGCGTCGTTCCAGTGGTGGCAGAAGTCCTTATAGTCCGAATACCCGTCAAGAGGGCACAGAAGCCATTCCTTGCCCCTGTAGCGGCTTATAATCTCCTCGGCGGGCTTCGGTATCGGAATGTCGTAAAGACGCCCCGTTTTCGCCCTTTTATAGCGAATCCTGCCGTTTCTCACGTCCGAAGCCTTCAGATGCAGCAGGTCCACAGGGTTAATGCCGCAGAGATAGAACGTCAGCATAAACAAGTCACGGTATATCCTCTGCCACTCCTCCACCTCGCAGTCCCTGATCTCCCTCAGCTGTTCCACGCTGATATTGTTGATAGCCACCTTCTCCGACTTTATCCTATACCGCCTGAACGGATAGTTCGACGTCAACTCGTTGTCTATCGCCCAGTTAAACACCGTACGGATGTTGCGCAGCATGATCCCCTTATAGTTCACGCTCGCCTCCCCCATGAAGCCGTCGAAGCCGTCCAGCCACGCCTTGTCCACATTTCCGAATACCGCCCCGCCGTCATACTCGCGCACCTTCCGCGCCGTCAGCCGGTAAAGCTCCGCCGTCCCCTTGCGCCCCTTCGTATCGGCGAACCTCTCGATATAGTCCGCAAGGCAAGTCACCTTCTCCTCCTGCGCCTCACCCGAGACCATAGCCGTCAGCTCCCTCTTCATCTTGGCGAAGTCAGCGCCCGCATTGTCCAGCAGATACGCCTCCACCTCGTCAGCGATGTTCATCAGCCTCCTGAGCTTCGCCCTATAGTTCACCTCCTTAGGCGACATCGAAAGCCCCGAGAACGCCTCCGTCACATAGATGCCCGTAGCCACCACAAACTCCTTGCCGTCGCCGCGGAACAGCATCTTCACCGCAATCCGACCATCCTTCCCCCTCTTACCCTCCTTAGCTGCAATATAATATTTCATAGACTTTAGTGTTTTTTGTTCCAGTATCTGCAAATTTACTCATAAAAACCCGACAAAGCAACAACAACCCCACCAACCCACACCAAAAAAAATGGGACCGCTCCGTGGGACCCGACACTCCTCAAACCTATGAACCATTCATTTTCAGCGTTTTACAGTACTACAAAAAAGCTTCCCAAGCTGGGGGTCGCGGGTTCGAACCCCGTTTACCGCTCACAACAATAAAGCACTGAAAATCAACAACTTAATAAGTCAAGGAGGTTCGTTAAGAGCCTCCTTTTTTTGTGTCCTCCAACGTCTAATATAGCGTTATTAGGAGGTTTTGAGGGTCGTTAGGATGCGTTTGTGGGACTTATTGTGGGACTCGCTAACGCAAAAGTCCCACAAACCCGGTCTTAATCCTTGTTCCTGCCGAATAACTCCATCAACGTCTGAAGCTGCTTCCGCTGCTCGGCAATAACATTGCTCTGTTCGGCAATCATCTTGTCCTTTTCAGTCAGCCGCTCGTTCTTGTCGGAGTTCTGCTTGTCTTTTTCTTTTATCAGCTTGTCTTTCTCCTCAAGCAATTTGTCCTTCTCGTCAAGCAGACGCTTCAACAGTTCCACTTTCTGCCTCAATGCCACTATTCCGCCCTCTGTGTCGTTTATCGTCTGCGTGCCTTGATAGTTATCGCCGCTGATGATATTCTGCGACACAGGGCTTGTATTCGCGTCGAGCATCTGGCTGAAGGCAGCAAACTGCGCCTTGCCGATGGCTTTCTCCTCGGCTATCATTTTGCCTACACCATCACGCAGCCAAAGGAAGGCAACATTGAAAGCCGAACCTATCTTTTGTAGCATTTTGCTTGACCACGGCTTTTTATTGTTCATACATCGGCTCAATGTTGATACGTCAACATTGCACGCTTCGGCAATAGCAGCTTGGGTGTAACCAGAGTGCGACATAAATAGCCTCATTCTTTCTGATACAGCGTAGTCAACTGTAGTAATCTTTCCATCCATAGTTGTATATGTTAACGAGTGTTTATAAATCAATATTAAGTCAACTATAAATACAAAAGAATGTTAATAAATCAACTTTAAACTTGATTTAGTATTGACATTTCATTGACTTTTTGTACCTTTGCAATCGTTGACAGAGCGCAAGCGAAACAAACCCAACAGCTCGCTAAACGCTCATTATGTGTTTAATATGCAAATATAACGAAATAAATCCAAATGGCAAAGCGAAAACCCATAAAACTTCGACGAGGATGCCAAGTCAAGCTGGCGCAAGACTGCGGAGTCGGAGTAGCGACAGTCCGACGCGCCCTACTTTGGGACGCCGACACGGACATCCAGAACCTCATACGCAAACGAGCACACGAACTCGGGTACGTCAAGCGATGGTAATCGGCGGTACTGCCGCCACAACATAAACCAAACAAAACAAGAAAGATTATGAAACAGGCGACAGTCACAGCCATCGAAAAGATATGGCTATCCAACAAGGAGGCGCAGGCATACCTCGGCGTCGGGGTGGAGTTCTTCAAAAGCCTCAGAGCCAACGGACAGCTCCCCTACTCCAAAGTCGGAAAGACCGTGTTCTATCGCAAACGCGACATCGACCGGCTCATCGCAGCAAACCGAGTATATTAGAAACACAGATCATACTCATATATTTTTTCTCATTTTGAGATCATTAGGTTAGTAGTAGTTTTTAGAAAATCGAGAAGTTGATATTTATCGTTCTTCAAATCTTTGTTTAGCGAAACAAGGTGGAAAATTTTAAAACAGTAGTATTATGCATCTGGCCCTTCGTGAGAATCGCCAGTTTACGGCAGAGCAGGCGGCGGATTAGGCTGAATACATTCACTTCCCATCTCATTCCCTTGACAGCCAGTCCGTGAGGTTCGATTCCTCGTCTGCTGACCATTTTCTTGTTGTTCTTTGACTTATTGGTTACAGACAGTGAGCGTGTAAAAGTAGTAATGGCAGCGTTTTGGACGCCGCGACCCATGAAGGAACGCACGCCACGAAAGACCCACTAACGCATCTTCCGAGTACCGTCAAACGAACCACGCCACACTCCACGCTGGCGCAGGCGGAGAGAAACGAAATGCAGCGGGCTGCCAGACGCTTCACAACGCTGGCAAGATTGCTGAGATCTATAAAACAGCACACACAAAAATCCATACATAATCGGTATAAAACAGCAATTCTTTGTCGTTTTTTAATAATATGTTGGATAGGGAGAGTCGTACAACTGACAGTACAATAGCCAAAGAATGCGGGTTTGAGTCCCGCCTCTCCTTCTCGTCATAATGTTATAAATATAAAATTGATATTAATTGTTAGAAGAATTTTTTCATAAAATTTTTTAATTCAACTTGCTGCCCAAGCGAGGGCGCACCACACACGTTTTTTGTTTTCAAATGAGCTTTCTTAGTCGGGTCCGGCGCGAGTCGCACCCGATTTTTATTTACGAACCCACTAAAACGATATACACAATGGTAAAAGTCATTGATTCCATACACGTCACCAAAGCCAACACGGACAGGCTTCTCGCCCTGCCCTGTGTCGTAGCTGTGGCTGACCACGGCGACGGACTCGTCGTGGCCCTCTCCAAGGACCTCACCAACGGCTCCCTTCGGGCCAATGCAGGAGATTACATCGTACATTTCTCCAACGGAATGTGGCAGCGCTTCGGAATCGAAGCTTACGCCCGACTCGTCAAGAACCCCAACTACATACGTGCTCTATGACAAGACATCGCATCACACAGCAGCAGATTGACGAAGTGCTCAGTCTGAGAGGGACACTCTTACACCGGCAAATCGCCGAAAAAGTCCACATCTCTTCGGGTTCGGTATCGCGCATTCTCAGCGGGATAGTCACGGTGGAAGCGCCTCTGTGCCGAAGCATCCGTCTGAAGCCTGTCATCATCCAGAACTATCCCGACATGCTCCCGCGTGAACTCGAGGAGAAGTTCGGCGTCCCACAGTCCACCATACGGCAATGGGCCAGACAACTGAAACTCAAGCACACCCCCGAGACAATAGAAAGGAGAAAGGAGAGATACAAGAACATGAAGACGGAACACCTCAATACACCCGAAATCATCAGCAAGCGCTCCGCCAAGCGCAGAAAGACAATGCGTATGGAGAGGTTCCGCATAATGTCGGGGATGCGTCAGCAGACCAAGCTCCGGATATCAATATTGCCGAAAAAGACAAGCAACAGCATACGGCGCCTCGTCACTCTACACAACTATTTCCGAAGCGAAACCGACAGCCTTACACTTCATTACGACGAACAGACACGCCGCACACCCAACGAAGAGTATTTCTCCAGACGGTACGGCATCAAGTTTATCTCGGCTATTTAAGTAACTTTCATCTATACATTTTTTATTAATCATTAAAAATGAGACCCAAGGAGTCTCATCCGGGTGCAAGTCCCGGACGTGTTATTATTAGTTTTTATTGCAAAATGGAAGTGATTCCTGGAGGGACGGCGGCGTGGATGCCGCTTTAGTGAAGGTTCGATTCCTTCCCGTCCCGCATTAATTATTTATTTCATCATGCACAAATTCAGACGCACGCTATACTCCGAATGCGACGACTGCCTCTGGCGCGACTTTCCCGATTGTCCCCGCACGGAGACCCAACGGAAGGTCATACCCGTCAAATGCCCGTTCTGGGAGTGGCGCTATCAGTAGCAAAACAGTTTATTTCAGTACAAAAACATTTCATCTATGCAAACAAAAACATCACCCAAGTGGTTCGAAGCCACAGCCCTCACCTACCCCCAGAACGAGGAAGGTCTTATTGTCAGGAAGTCCCACACATACGTCTTCGATGCAAAGTCCTTCGCCGAAGCCAAGGAACGCATCGCCGACCAAGTCAGCCTCTTCCCCTCAGTACAAGAACCCGAGGTCACCAAGATTGCCATCGCCCCGTACCGAGAGGTCTTCCTCGTCGATGAAGACTGCGACAAGGGCGAAATCTTCTGCAAGGCGAAGGTCGTCTTCATCACCTACGACGAGAAGACCGCGAGAGAAAGACGTCAGACGATATATTATCTCGTCCAGTGCAACGACATCAATACGGCACGCCAGAACATCGACAAGGTGCTCTCTTCCTCCATGATCGACTATCGCATCGTGTCCATTTCCGAAACACAAGTCATCGACGTCGTACTCGGCGTAGAAGACCATAACGAATAACACCCCTCAGAATGAGAAAGAAAATTTCAGTCGAAATGCTGCAAATCAGATTCCATGACATCATGGAATTGCCGTACGAAGTGGCAAGAGAAAAGCAGCGTCGAGCCGTAGCAGCCGACTACGCGGAAGGTTTCTGCGAAAGGCACGAAAACGCCAACGGCTTCAAATTCTGTAAATACAAAACATTTTAATATATGGAAAACAGCTTACAGTCACTTGACGCTTACGAAGTGACACAGGTCCAGCATGACCAGAACATCATACAGCTCGACACCATCGAGCGTGCAAACGTAGATTCCCAGATTGCCACAGCCAAGCAATATCCGCGCGACCTTCGCCGGGCCATCAACAACTCCATCGCTATGGCAACTCTTGACGTGCCTACCGCCCAGTCTTGCGGTTACGCCCTTCCTCGTGGTGGCAAACCCATCACCGGCCCTTCAGTACATCTTGCCAAGCTCATCGTCTCCAATTACGGAAACATACGAGCAGAGGCGAAAGTGGTGCAGATTACCGACAAGCAGGTTATCAGCCGTGGTACATGTTGGGACCTTGAAAACAACGTGGCTACAGCTTTCGAGGTACGCCGTTCTATCGTCGGGCGTAGCGGACAACGTTTCTCTGACGATATGATTACTGTTACAGGTAATGCCGCAAACGCCATCGCCTACCGCAACGCCGTGTTCTCTGTTATTCCCAAGGCAATTACCGATAAGGTCTATCAGGCAGCTCAGCACACCATCACCGGCGACCTTTCCGACGAAGACAAGATTATAGCACGCCGCAAGAAATGTATCGACTTCTTCAAGGACGAGTTCGGTATCTCAGAACAGGAGGTTGTTATGCTCTGCGGCAAGCAGACCGTCAATCAGATTAAGGCCAACGAAATAGCCCTCCTCCTCGGCATCACGCAGTCACTCACCGACGGCGACACAACCGTCGATGAGCTTATGAAACCTTACCGCAAAGAGAAAACCAAGAACGCTATCGCTGCCGCAGCAGCTGAAGCTGCCAAGGATGCCGCCGCCAAGAAGGAGGACAAGAAATGATTGAAGAGGTTTGGAAAGATGTTGTAGGATACGAGGATAGATACCAGGTGTCTAATATAGGTAGAGTTCGTTCAAAAGATGTTATTCTACACAAGTCTGATGGTAAAATCGAACTTCGCAAAGGGAAAATAGTTAAATTGCAATTAAACAAGACGGGTTATCTTCAGTTTCTTTTTAGCAACGGATCTGACAAACCGCGTAAACTTATGCGGATTCATCGTGTCGTTGCTATGGCATTTCTTCCAAACCCTCTTAATAAACCAAACATCGACCACATAAACACAATACGAACAGATAACCGGCTTGAAAATCTTAGATGGTGTACGCAGTCTGAGAATAATAGAAACTCTATAACGATGACGAAGTACAGAAAGAAGGGGGAATACTCACATTCTAAAGAAACTCGTATAAAAATAGGATTGTCAGGATTGGGAAGAAAGGCAAGTAAAGAAACTTTAGAAAAATTACATCTAAAAGGACGTGAAGTAGTCATGTTCGAAAAATCTGGCAAGTTCATTCGTTGCTTTAAAAGTCCGTATTTCGCAGAACAGGAAATAGGATGCTTTAAACAGCATATAATAGCTTGTTGTAACCAGAAACGTAAGGCAACCGGCGGATATATGTGGAGGTGGAAAGAAAAGTGGAACGGAAACCCAATCGAGCCATTTTGTATATCGAAACCTGCAAATAGGAAAAAACCTGTATTTTCTAAAGATTGGTATGATAAGATAAAAAGTATTACGAAAAAGCGTAGCAAAAAAGTTTATGTTTATCAATCTGACGGAACTTACGTTTGTGAATGTTGTTCAACTGGCGAGGCCGCTAATAAATTTGGAACTGACTCTGGATCTGTTAGTCGTGTATGCAATGGTAAGACAAAGTTATCAAAAGGATATAAATTTAGTTATATAAAATTATGATTACAGATAATATTGCCCAACGCTCTATAGAATGGTTTAGAGTGCGAATGGGAAATTTTCAGGTAGCCGCATTTCTGATTTAATGAAATGCGGCAAAAAGAAAGACGAGCCTTGGTCCGAAACAGCCAAGACGTACATCTATCAGATAGCTGCCGAAAGGCTGTTCAATCCCCAGTTCCTTTCTGACGACGACATTTTCCAGTCTTATCTTGACCAGGTCGCCGTCTCCACGCGGGCTATGGAATGGGGTGTCCAGCAAGAGGAGTCTGCCCGCCAGCTCTACTCCTCTCTTAACGACGATGTGGAGGTCTTCGAGGTCTCCTCATGCGCACACGATATCATCCCGCACTTTGCTGCCTCTCCCGACGGAATAGTCCGCGGAGAGGAGCAGAAGTGCCTCGAAATCAAGTGCCCCTCTCTCGCCGTCCATACACGATATGCCGCAGAGATACATGATGCAGCCTCGTTGAAGGCTGTCAAGCCCGAGTATTACTGGCAAGTGATGGCAGAGATGTCCTGCACTGGCTGCACGTCAGCCGATTTCGTATCTTACTGCGCATGGCTATCCTCCCCCATCCATATCGTCCGCATAGAACGTAACGACGACGACATCCGCCTCCTCGAAGAGCGCGTCCGTCTCGCCAACGATTACATAGCCAAAACTTTCAATGTCTAACCCCAAGTCTTAATAATGGAAATCTTCGGAAAAATCATCTGCGCACTGCCCATCCGGTCTGGCGTCTCAACAAAGAGCGGCAAGCCGTGGCAGTGTGCCTCTTACGTCCTCGAAACGCAAGACCAGTACCCCAAGCGAATGGTCTTCGACGTCTTCGGGCAGGACAACATCGCAAAGTTCAACATACAGGTCGGAGAGTCGCTTACCGTCTGCTTCGACATCGACGCACACGAATACCAGGGACGCTGGTTCAATTCCATCCATGCCCGGAATGTATTCCACGGCGCACCGCAGCCCGTCGTTACGCCGCAGCCGTCCGTTCTCCCTCCAGTAGGCGCACCAGGGTCGGCTCTCGGGATCCCCACACCCCCGTCCCCCTCAGCAGCACCCGCTGCACCGGCAGGAGGCTCCGACGGACTGCCCTTTTGATTTGATCAATAACAGCTTCCTCAGAAGCTTTGATGTTTGTATAGTTCACGCTTCCAAGGGGTCTTAGCCGCCCCTTGGTTTTCTCTCACCCCGAAATCTCTTTCTTACACGTTCCGTATAACTTTCAAAATCCTTTCCCCTATGTCAGACAATAGATTTTCACTCAACATCGCCCATTACGAGGCGGTCAGCCAGCTCTCCGACATTCAGCTCGGCATCCTTATGCGTGCCGTCTTTCTTTATGCCAAGGACGCCACTCTCATTAGCGACGACGCCCCTCAGGTGGTACGCGTAGCCTTCGCCTTCATCAAGGAGGACATCGACGCGCAGCGTGCCGCCCGTGAGGCGCGATGTCGAAAGAATCGCGAGAATGCGCAGAAGCGTTGGGCGATGAAAGGAAAGACCTCCAAGGGAAAAGGAAAGACCGCGAAGAAAGAACAACGCCCCACCTTTAATGCCGAAGGCCTCATCACTTACTGGAATCGTCGCATCCGCGAGACAGGCTCCCGCATGCCGCAGATTCATCGTCTCAATCGCACGCGTATAGCCCTCATCGAAGCCCGTCTGCTTGAGTACGACGGCGACACCCGCAAAATCCGCGACGCCTTCGAGCAGGCGTTCGCCTCACCTTACCTCAACGGAGGTGGCAAGCGTCACTGGGTAGCCGATTTCGATTGGATTCTCCGCCCCGAGAATTTCTCACGTGTCCTCGACGGCAGCTTCAAGGCTTATGCAGCTGCCGTTCAGAAGGAAGAGTCCCCCGCACCAGCTCCCGAACTCACTGACGAGCAGATTCAGCAGCAGGCGGAAGCTCGCAAGAAGCAAGCAGCAGAAAACGAAGCGGCACGCAAGGAAGCACAGCGCAACCGCATCCTCGATGCTATAGAGGCTTTCGAACAAAACCCCAAGTCCCTACAGGGTCAGATTGCCTTGCAGGCTTATCAAAGCGGACTCACACATCGCCTCGGTATAAGCTGGACTCCGAGCGTCACGTCTCTTAATCGTAAGGCAGTATGAATCTCAGTCAGCGCATCGAAATCGAACTGTGGTGCAGCGGCAACAAACACACACGTCAACCCTAAATATCACCTACACACATGATAGCAATCACCGAAGCCATCTCCTACATCATCGTAGCAGCCGTGGCGTTTATCATAGGAAGAGATTCCGTCAACAATTCTAAAAACGAACAACAATGAACAATTCTGACATCAACATCGTAGACATCCTGCGTGACTGCCCGCAAGGAACGCTTCTTTATTCGAGAATAGCCGGCAAGGTTGAGCTTCTGTCAATAGAAGGCCCTGATATTAACCATCCGATCCTCTTAAGACCGATTTGTCAAAACACAAATCGGGGAGACCGCAAGTTCTTCTCTTTGGCCCCCACGGGCCGTTTCGACGTTATCTTTCCCAACGGAGAGTGCGTCATCTTCCCGTCCCTCGAAATGCAGGACTGGACCCGTTTCTTCCGACGCGGCGACGTGGTCGTCTGCGTCGGATTAGGCGTCACGGCAGTCTTCGAAGGATGGGATTCTGAGGATTACACTGAATTCCGTACAACAGTCGAGTACGACAATAAGGAGGACATCTGGGGCGTCAAGCTCTACGGACTGTTCCACACTCTCGACTTCCGCAAAGCCACCGACAATGAGCGTGCGCAGTTCTTCGCCGCCGCTGAAGCCCACTACGGAGGAAGTTTCAACTCCGAAACCCTCAAATTCAACATCCCTAAACCCAAACACCCCTTCAAGCCCTTCGATCGTGTGCTCGTTCGTGACGCAGACAACGAAGTTTGGAGTCCAAGCACTTTCGTTCGTTTCAGAGATGGTGGAAAATTCCGATACCAATGTATTGACACCGTTTACAGACAGTGCATCCACTACGAAGGTAACGAGCACCTCTACAACACAGACGACGACCCCGGCAAACAACAAAATATCTAAAAATCCCATCACATGATTCATCAAAATAGCCTACGCCTCGGCGACCTCGTGCAGATCACCGTAGACCTTCCCGAATACAAGCAAGGCGACACCTTCGTGGTAATAGACATCTCCGAAATTTACATTGGTCTCCGCAGCCCCAGTGAATCTGACTGTAGACAAGACCTGTACACCATCAGAGACCACATCGAAGGAATCCCCATTACCCCTGAAATCCTCGAAAAGAACGGGTTTGAAATGCGTGAAGGCACCGTCGTCTATATGAAAAACAGATTAGCATTAAAGCCTCTGGAGGATGAAAAATGCTACCAAGTTGGTTTGGGCAGCTTGCACACCTTTTATGTTAAGGTAAAGATTGTCAAGTACGTCCACCAGCTCCAACACATCCTCTGGACACTCGGCGAGGACGCAAACTTAAAGATATAACTATGAAACTTCGACAGGCAAGGAAAATTATCAAGATGTACCGCAGTAATAAAGCTAATTATTGGAATGGGTATAATACATATCTTATTCTCAGCTTGATTGCACAGTTAGAGAATCAACGTCTGCTTCGTGCTCTACGCATTGTTTGCAAATTTACTGAGCCTCCCAAACCGTTAAAACCAATAAAATAAAGATATGGAAATATTCGACAACAACTGTCAGCAGTTCTTCGGAACTGACATAGACGGAGAAGTGATAATCAACGGCAACGTTATACATGCAGCCAAAGAACTCAAGGTAAAAAACAATATGGTATTCATCAATGGCAAACCTGTCGAAGAATACAGCAACATTCCGCTCAAAATCGAAATTACAGGCTCCGTCAAGTCGATAAATACCACAACCGGAATCGTCCATGTCCAAGGTGACGTAACAAATGTCGAAACAATGAGCGGCAGCGTACATTGTCAGACCGTTAAGGGTAATGTGGGAACAATGAGCGGCAGCGTCAGATGTAACATTATCGAAGGTGATTGCTCAACAATGAGCGGCAGCATAAGGAGATAAAAAATATTACAATCATTAAATATAAACAACAAAAACAATGGAAACAAACATTGGAAAGAAAGTAATCATCCGCGGCGACCGCAGCGGAGTAGAGTTCGGAACACTCGTAGCGCACAACGGCAGAGAGGTAACGCTGCATAACGCCCGACGTATCTGGTACTGGGCAGGAGCAGCGTCACTCTCACAGCTCGCCCAAGAAGGCACATCAAGACCAAACGACTGTAAGTTCACGGTCTCAGTAGACAGCATCACCATTCTCGACGCCATCGAAATCATCACTTGCTCGGACAAAGCCGTCAAGTCAATAGAGGAGGTAGAAGCATGGAGACGTTAGAAGACCGAATCAAAGCATTCTTGAGCGTCAGCTCTGGCGATGGCTATGGCTATGGCTCTGGCTATGGCTATGGCTATGGCGATGGCTATGGCTCTGGCTATGGCTCTGGCGATGGCTCTGGCGATGGCGATGGCGATGGCGATGGCGATGGCTCTGGCGATGGCTCTGGCGATGGCGATGGCATAAAGGAAATGAATGGTGACAAGGTTTATGTAATAGACGACGTACCAACGATTATAAAATCCGTTCACGACAACATCGCACAAGGTTTTATTCTAAATAGAAACCTTACCCTACAGCCCTGTTACATCGTCAAGGAGCAGAATAAGTTCGCCCATGGCGACACCCTGCACGATGCCTTCATGTCCCTGCAAGAGAAACTCTACGATGGCAGCACCGAAGAGGAACGAATCGGGGCTTTCCGCAAAAAATTCCCCGACTATGACACCCCTTACCCCAACCGTGACCTCTTCGCTTACCATCACGTTCTCACCGGCTCGTGCCGCATGGGACGAGAGAGCTTCTGCAAAGACAAAGGCATCAGTCTCAACGACTCCACCACAGTCCGCCAGTTCGTCCTCCTCACCAAGGACAGCTACGGCTCCTCCACAATCCGCAAGCTCCCCCAAGCCTACGGAAAAGACGAGCCGCAGCTGGTTAGTCGCCCTGAAAGGCCCAGTAATATCATATAAGTAGCAGTCCAGTAAGGCTCAGCCTAACCTCTATCTCGCTTGTCAATCACCCGCACAAATATGAAAATCAATATCAAAATCGTAGCTTTCGCGGCGTGGATTGTGATGACCCTCATCATCCTCAGCGCCACATTACGCGGTGTCAGCAAGCCCGACACCGCCACAAACTTGATTAGCATCGCAGTCCTGTTGTTCTGGACGCTCTTGTCCATCGCAACAAACTGCCTAACTTTTAAAAATAACAAAAAACAATGAAACGATTCAATTCCGTGTGTATGTTCTCGCTGCTCGTCGCAGCGATGTCCCTTACCTCTTGCTGCGAACGCATCGACGCAGGTTCTGAAGGCATCCTCGTCAATCTCTACGGCTCAGACAAGGGAGTCGATGACGTAAGCCTCGTCACCGGTCGCGTCTGGTACAACCCCCTCACAGAAGAGGTCTACGAGTACCCCACGTTCGTACAGACCATCGACTATCCCGCGTTCACAATCAACGCCAAGGACGGATCCGAGTTCACCGTCGATCCTACCGTCTCTCTCAAGATGGTCGATGGCAACGCCCCGAAGGTGTTCAAGAAGTACCGCAAGGAACTCAACGACATCATCAACGGCACGCTATTCAATTATGTCAAGGATGCCTTCCGCATTCAGCTCAACAAGTACACTACAGACCAGATTGTCAGCAACCGTGACATGGTTGAACGTGCCATCGAGGCACAGCTTAGTAAAGCACTCGCCAAAGAGCACTTCCATCTTGAACAGCTTACGTCTGGCCTCAAGTACCCTAATTCCATCGTACAGGCCGTCAACCAGAAGAACAAAGCTATTCAGGAGGCACAGCGAGCACTCAACGAGGTAGCCGTCAAGAAGGCGGAAGCAGAAAAGATGCTCGTACAGGCACGAGCCGAGCGAGAGGCCAATGAACTCAAGTCCGCCTCACTTACCCCAGCCATCCTCAAGAAGATGTGGATTGAAAAGTGGGACGGCAAGCTTCCCATTTACGGCAACGTACCACAGATGATGATTACCAAGTAACCCACACTCCTCCTGTCCCTTTACACCTCATTTGGGGCAGGAGGACCTAAAACTCATATCGCAATGAAATTGCTTGGATATATTCTTATTGGCTACAGCATCGTATTAATCATTATGGCCATCACGCTAAACCTCATAGTCGAATACGGCCCATTCGCAGGCTTCTTATTCTTCGCATTTTCCCTCTTTATAGTAGGCATCATCCTCATAAAACTCGGCAAAAAGAACACTGATTCATGAAAATTAATTTAACAATCGAATAAGCCGACAACGGAATGGTTGTCAGGTCTGACGAGTACGTATCGGTAATAGAAAACACCCATTCCGCAGAAGAAGGAAGAAAAGACAACCTTGTCCATGAACTCGGACGTATATTCTTCCAGCATGTCAATTTCGTCATGAACGAAGAAATAACAAACAATGTTGAAGTGGAGATAGAGATAAATAAGACCGAATAATTTATGAAAAAGATAATGTTCAGCGACCGCTACGGTCTCACCCAAGCCGTTCTCGAAGGCCGCAAGACCCAAACACATAGAATCGCCTATCCCCGCTAGAACATCTATAAAACACCAACTAAATTATCATTATGAACAACCAACTAAAACAATACACAGGTACTAAGACCGTAAAGGCACGCCCCATGACAATGGGTGAAGCCTACGAATGCAAGCTCCTGAAAGAAGGTGTCAGACCTTCCGAGTGTGAAACCGACAAGGCGGGCTACCTCGTAGAGTACGGGGACGGTTACCTGTCATGGTCTCCCAAGGCCGTCTTCGAAGCAGCCTACAAACTTTCAGAAACATTCCTTGACAGACTGATGAACGAATGCGAGGAAATCTGCGATCGTGGCGAGAAATGTGGAGACTTTATCGAAAGCGACAATTTCGAAAAGTTGGGATATACTGCAAGAATCCTACTCGTTGCACAGGACATGATAATGCACGAATATCATGGGTTACTTCTTAACAGAATAGACGCAGCTAAAGACGGAAATATTTGTATGCCCTTCGACTTCGGCACAGCCGTTAACTTCCTCAAAGCTGGCGGCGCCATCCGCAGGAAAGGATGGCACAAGAAATTTGTCGTCAAGCAAGTCCCCTCGCACATCACAGCCGACATCATCCCCAACATGCAGTCGCTTCCCCAAGTCGCCAAGGATATCCTGATGTACCACGAAAATCCTCACATCGACTACGAAAACCAGATGTTGATAATCCGTCGCGACCGCAGTGCCGACTCATGGCACCCCACCTCAGAAGACATCTTCGCCGAAGATTGGGAATTGGTAGTCCCGCCCATTAACAAGTAGGCCACCAATAGATAGACCCAAACAGGCCCAGTGAGGCTTAAAAAACATTAATCAAGCCATCTTCGCCGAAGACGGGGAGTTGGTACCAGGTAATTATCAATTTCTCCCTGGCGGCAAGTGTAGTACGAAGTTGAGCCGTTTTAGACTGGTTGGCATTTGCTGTAGCCGTAAAATTTCAATAACTGCATAGACAATTCAGCACAGGTTTCAAGCCTTGATTTATTAGGTAGGGCTAATCATCAAGACAAGGAGCGTCCGCAATGACGGGAGGTGAAACTACAGGTGAAAACCCTGACAAAACTCCAGTTTGCTACATTTGTCCGTCTCGGAGAAATTTAATAAAAAAGTGTAATTTTCAAAGAAGTTAAGGCCCAAGCGCATGAAACAGAAATACATTATTAATGATATTGTCACGTATGACAACAAAATCATGGTTGTCAAAGAGCCAAGAGACGGAAGCCATTTTGACTTATCTTGCCCTAAAGAAGGGTTAACATACTGCTTGGTAAGTGTAGATGATATTAAACCAGTGGATCTTACATCTGCTATCCTTGAAAAGAATGGTTGGAATAAGGGGCAAGTATACTTTACGCATAGTCGTATTCCAAGAATTAGACTTTGCACAGACGAAGATGAAACCAAATGGTCTGTTTCAATAAACGGTGACATCATGGGAAATTATATCTTTTGTGTTCATCAGTTACAGCATATCCTGTTTGCTTTTCGGATTGAAGAAGAAATGGAGGTGTAGATATGAAAATAAACAAAGATGATATAATATTACTTTATCTTGTTACAGGATTTATTGTGAGTATTGTAGGCATAGCCGTATCTTGGGTATGGATTATGCGTTTATGATTGTTTAACCGCCTTCGGGCATAAATAGATAGAAATATGGTAACATTATTGACAATTTTAGGAACTATTTTCCTGATAGTTAGCGCATTATTTTGGTCTGAAACACCAAAGTTAAGAACGGTAAGTATTATAGTTGCATCTGTAGCTGCAATACTTATGACTTTATGTTATGTAAGTGCCGTGCTTGCGCAATATATGATAGAGTTTGCGAAATAGAAAAAAATAATAACCCCCTTTCCAGTGACAGTGGAAAGGGCTAATATAATCAAAACATATACATTAAACATGGAGGAATATACATGAAGCAATTCATCACAAATACCGTCTGTGTCATCCTTCTATCCCCCATCCTTGTCATAATGCTCATAGGCTACATCCCATTCGCCATCTTCAAGGGGCTGACAGACAATTTCACTTTCAACGAATACTTCAATTTCGTAGAAAGAATCACGGATTCCCTACTCTTCCCCATCACCCGATGGCAAGATAGAAAGAATCGTTACGAAGAGCTAAAGCGTACATCGGAGTGGTATCGCAAGGAAAACAAAAGGCTCAACGACATACTCGATAATAACATCCAAAACAACAAATCATGCAAGCAATAACAAATAACGAGGAGGCATTGTATTACGCCATAGCCGAGGCTGTTGATAAAGTCGTAGCAGAACAGCCGTTTGGTAATGTCACAAAACAAGAAGTGCAAAATGCACTTTGCGGTATGATACGCAATTTATAAGCAAGATATAACAACTATGACAAGAGAACAAATAAAGATAGCCCTTCCTCTGATACTGGCATTTGCGGAAGGCAAGACCATTCAAATCAAGAACGGCTCAAGATGGATAGACATAGACGGCGACAAGAACGAACTGAGTCTTGATTCGGTTGTGGCATATCAAGACTGTTTTCGTATAAAGCCGAATGATGTTTACCTCCCCTTCCGCAACGCCGAAGAATTCTGGCAGGAAATACTCAAGCACACCCCCTTCAACATAAAAATAAAACAATGATATACACTCACACCATCACCCGACACGGACTCATCCATTTCTCAGATGGAAGCGTCCTACAGGCTGTCTTCCAGATACCCATCGGAGACCGCTTCATACGACACGAACAGCTCGAACGTCAGCTCGCCGAAGAATGGCGACGCCAGAACCCAAGAGCCAAGAACAAGGTAACGAGAATCAAGCTCTTCCGAAACTAAAAACAACAGAAAGCCCCAGTAAGGCGCCAGCCTCTATAATAGATAGCCCCGTTAGAGCGGCCTATACCAAGAGCATCTATAAAAACATATAAAACAATGAAAACAGAAGAAAACAAACGCATGGAGGCGCTTGCCTATATCATCGCCAACCTGAAGGCAGAGAACATTGTGTTAGCGCATCGTGTGCATCAGCTCGAGGACGACTACAACGATGTGGTACGTCAGTTGAACGGAGAAAAGAGGCCAAGGAGGCTTGTAAAAGCATTCTACGCCTTTGTAAAGGACAAAAACCTTTATATGAAAAAGGCGACGAGCTGTCCTTACTATCAAGACAGCCCTCATGTATGCTCTACATTCTGCTTGGAATGTGACTCATGTCTGGACCTCATTGAAGGCCTCGGTGTGATTTGCGAGAAAAGACTGGCAGATGTATAGAATAGTTTTTAGTCGATGACTGTTAACCAGGTAATATGGACAAACACATTCCATCACATTTAATTCCTTTCCTCGATAAATACGAGCATCAAAACATTTCTGAAATGGAGGAAGTATTCTCCATTAAGCAGGACGGAATGCCCCGTGCCGAACGTCGGGCATGGAAAAGGAAGATAAGCAAAGCCAAATTTAAAGTCTTCAGTAAGTCCAACAAAAAGAAAAAAAATAAGATTATGACAAGAGAAGAAACCAAACAGCGCGTCGCCGTCATGCAGGCATACGTAGACTGCATGCAAATACAAGTTTATGACACCTCTATAGGGAAATGGTTTGATACCGAAGCTCCTTCATGGGCACCTTATAAGCAATTCCGCATCAAACCCGGACCTTCCTACCGCCCCTTCCATAACACAGACGAGTGCTGGCGGGAAATGCAGAAGCACCAGCCGTTCGGCATAATGAGCAGCAAGAACAGAAAGGATTACATGTCTTTCAAGTCTCTCAACGACGAAGGCTGCGACTTTTGCGGCTACGAAGGCGAAAGCTTCGAGTCCGCATTCGATGACATCCAATTCGCCGACGGCACACCCTTCGGCATTAAGGAGGATTAGGTATGTATGCAAGAAAAGTTGCACTATTACCCTGCATAATGCAGAATGAGTACTCCTTTCTAAGGTTTGGATATATAGTCCAATACAAGAGACATTTTTGGCAGAAATGGAATACTGTTCTCAATAAAGATGGCTATCTGCTTGTCGTTTCAGAGAGAGCGGCAAATACGGCAATCAGAGAATTACGAAACACAAATTATATAACACTTGGCAGCAATGAACAGAGAAATTAAATTCAGAGGCATACGTCTCGACAATGATAAGTGGATGGTGGGCGACTTAAACCACCTCGTAGACGGCATGTACATAAGCAACGACCACGGAAGCAACATGGCGCGAGTCTATCCCGATACAGTCGGGCAGTACACTGGACTGAAAGACAAGAATGGCAAGGAGATATATGACGGCGACATTCTTGCTCACGACGGCAAGCCATTTGGCTATGTAGTGGGTGGCGTGCGCGGCTACTGCTTTGATGTGGTCTACGTCGTGCCCGGGCACCCCGAATTCAAGGTGTCGTGGTCGTTATACGGAACTGTAGTAAATGACTTTAATGGCGATGTAGAAATTATCGGCAACATCCACGACAAGCAGGAAGGAGGCTGTTTGGATTATAAAAAGAAGGAAAATGAAGATTAGAAAAATAAAGAAGGAGTTTAAAATGGTGCTCCGCCCTATACGAAAAAACAGGAGCTACAAGGTGGCGAAAAGACTGCGCAAATTGCATGATATCGGTCCTTTTTCTGATACGATTAGCTACTCGCAAGATATTTGGCAGGGAAAAGCTTTCCTGCCCTTGCTTTTAAAAATAAAGATTGGCAAGAAGCCGACATCAAGCTACAAAGAAGTGATATTTTAATCTGATAAACAAAATGAGCAAAAAGAAAATATACATATCATCACCGATTACCGGCTGCGATCTCAACGAGCGACACAAGTTCTTCGCTCAGATCGAGAAAGAACTGACAATTCTCGGCTACAAGGCAGTCAATCCCATGAGCAAACCTTTGTCCGACTCTGCGCCGCACACGGAGCACATGAAAGAGGACTTACGCCTGCTCCTCGGCTGCGACGGCATCATCGTGCCGAACCGATGGCGGTGCTCGAAAGGCTGTGAAATGGAACGCCGTGTGGCTGACGCTTGCGGAATACCGGTTGTCGGCGTGATAGGCGAGACGCACGATTTACAAATCACAAACGCGATATAATCATGAACGCAAGCTATTTAATAAGCCGCGCCCCAAGAAGACCGTATGTCATTGCGCCAAGCGTAAAGCAGAAAGAGAAATTGTTAAAGAGCATTGACCGCTATTGTTCTCTGTATTACATCACAATGGGGTCGGCGTATAATATTGCCCAGACAGCTATGATAGACGCTTTGGGCGCAATTAAAGAGGACAAGAAGCTGTATCGTCAAAAGACAAAGCAAAGCATCAACAAGGCTCTTGCCGCATACAACACATGGGATGCGAAGATGCGCTTTGTTCTTGCCGACCGCTATCAGCTTTGGCTTGACCTGTCTGACGCGTCGGAGGCGGAACTCAAACCGCTCGTCAAAACGCTCTATTACTGCATCGACAACTATTTCTTGAAGAACCATGTGCCGAAGAGCAAGATCGTCGCCCGTATGGAGGCGGCAATGGTGCTGATAGATGTTGCGGTAAGCCTGTTCAGAAACCTGTTTGACAATATCCAGAAGAAGATAGGAGTAAACTTGCGCCCGGCGTTCAACGAAGGCAACGCTCTGGAGCTGCAACACAACTGGAACAACGCCATACAGTCTGTAATCAACTCGATACCGGGGATGCCGGATATTGACATCAACGACGATGCGGACAGCGTTCAGGCAGCGAAGAACATCATAACGAAACTCTCTAACGAGGGCATCTACGACCGCGCAGGAGAGTATGCGTTGCAGCTGAACCCGGAGTACAGACCGGAAAACTTCGGAGAGTAGACCGATGTCAACCGCGCACGGACAGCAGGAGTAACATCTTGTTGTCCGTGCGCGGTTTTTTGTTATCTATCCTGCAACGTAAACGCCCGACCGTACAGCAGTAACGTCAGAACAATCAGCGTATAGTCCGCTATCCGTGTCGTTTCTGAAATACACAGCGTGCCGTGCCCTAACCTTATCAGAATAACTCCTGCAAGATACAGGAACGGTATTCGCCACACCCAGCCGAACTTGAAAAGAAAGCTTGCCGGCAGCAGAACGGCAGGCAGTACGACATACGCCAATGCGTATAACGACACCACCAAAACGGCGTTCTCGTTCAGATCCAAGCCCATTGATGCGGCGTTATGGTGAAACCAATGCACACCCAGCCAGTGTAAAACCATAAGGAGTATAGGTATCACTCTTATGCCGATTCTGTAAAACCAAAACAGCTTTTCGGCAAGCGTATTTGTCTGTATTGTTTTCATACCGCTAAATTTATCTTACGTGATTAATATATTCTTTAATTCGGCAATATCATCTGTGGTAATGGCTATACTCTTGTTGCTGCCAAACAACAAGGCAGAGATAATACCGTCAGGCATATCAATAGAGATACATCCTTCGCCTATTGTGCCATGAAGAAGCCCGATATCAAAAGGCTTTTTCTCCATCGCTTTCAGTATTTGCATCGCGTCTTCGAAAACAGATTCCGCATCAACAACTCCATTTTCATCAGCGACAAACAGGGATAGATCGTCAATTTTCTCTTCCCATTTTTCCTTGTTACGACAAACGATATTGTGCGCTGCTCGCTTCATATACACAGAAGGTATGGCAAGCGACGGATTGCCTTTTATCATGTCGTCAATTCTTGCGTCTATCCAGGTTTCTATTGACGGCGCAAGACGTTCTTTCAGCTTTTGTAAGTTCATTTCTTATTCCCTCCCTTCTTCGTTCCTTGAACCATAGCAAGATATTCCTGCCAAGTCTTGTCACTATGGTTTGTCATATAATCGTTAAGCATAGCTGATTTTTGTTCCTCTGCTTGTGCTATCTCTTTTTTCAGTCTTTGCATCAAAGATAGATGTTTCTTCAATGCTTCCTGTCCTTGCTGAGTGCTTTCAATACGAGGACGTATGATCCGCAATTCCTCGTCTTGCACTAACTTAGACACATATTGCAAGCTGTCAACGTACTCTTGATTCTGCATCAAGTACTGACGTTGTGCGCCTGTAAGATTGTCTTCAATCTTGTCTATCTCATCCCATAAAGGGGTGGAAGACTGCTGTGCTTGCATATTGATAGATGCTCGCTTCTGCTGTATTGCCTCATACATCTTCTGTAGCTCGGCATCCATCATCTGCGGCTGCTGCTGGCCTGTACCCATATCCAATAATGGGCTGTTCCCAAAATTCATCATAATCAATATCTTTAAGTTGGTGATATGTTATAGAGAGGTGAGAGGGCATCCACCAACGAGGGCAAACGCCCCTCACCAACTCATTTTTTCTTAGTCCGTCTAACCGACTTCCTTACAGCTCTGTTACGCTCCTGTAGTGGGAGTGGAGGTAGCAGCACATCCGCAAAAGTTTGCGGATGGAAGAACTGTAACAGTAGGAGTGCTCTGGAGTCCGAGGACACCATCAATCTTGCGGCAGCACTTCTCGTTCACGTAAGCCATCATCAGCTTCTCCTTGTAAGGAGTGAGGGCTTCCATAACGGCTACCTTCTTGTCAAGGTCGCAATACTTAGCTTGTAGTGCGTCATACTGGTCTCTCTGATTCTTGTACAAACCGAAGTCCGCATCAATCTGAGACTTATACAAACCGAACTCAGCCTGCATAGCACGGCGGTTCTCAGCGTTGATAGCATCTGTAGCACCCTTGTACATAGAGAACTTCTCTGCGATGTCAGTCTCACGCATAGCGTAGAACTTGTTAGCGGTGTCGAGCTTCAAACCGAACATGTCGGTAAGCAGCTTCACCTCATCAGCGCATTCCTTCTCCATTACCTGCAAGGCGGTCGGCTGATTTGAGCTTGAGTTAGCTCCGTAAGTGTTGATGTTTACATTCTCAGGCATGTTGCTGCCACCGAGTGAACCAAACACGCTGCGGTTGTTACCGCCAAGCAACCAAGCACCAGCGCCGAGTGCTGTGCCGATGATACCAAGGGTAAGACCAGCATTACCTGTTGCCTTAGAAGCATACTCACCGTGCTTCTTTCCCTCTTCGTAGATTTTCTTCTCTACTACTTTTGCATCTGTCATCTCCATAATACAATCTTTTTAAATCCTCAATATTAACTAACACTATTCTGTAACGTTACAGGCACAAAATTAGCGTGTTACGACCAATAAAGCCATAACACGCTCAAAGATTTTGTATTATACTGATAGTCAGATACTTAAAGTGATAGTAGGTACTATCACTTGCTTCTCTTCTTTCTTATGAACCACAGAATGTCCCACTTCTTCCAGTATCGTGTGTGTCCGCGCTTCTTGCATTCTCCGTTCGGTATGTCCCCACGCTTGACCATCCTGTTTAATGTTGCGTCGCTCACGCCCAATCTGTCCTTTACTTCCTCTGCGCTCATCATGGGGTTTAACATATTCGGAAGTATGTCCTGGCAGAGCGTTTCGATGTCTTCATCGCTCATCCCGCAAGCTGTTACCTTCTCGCCGTTCTTCTGTTGTTCCCATGCCTTCATACAGCTCTCATACAGAGATTTCAGAATGAGAGCCAAGGTGTAATAGTTGAATACTTTTCTTTTCATAGCCATTTTGCTTTAGAAGAAAATCCTTTTACCTATTCTTGTTCTTGTTAAGAACCAATCTATTACCCAGTACAAGTAAAATACTCCTGTCATTACTATTACAGACATACATGACATTACCATTTCTTTAGTGGTATACCAAGACCAATAAGTGAGATGTATAGCATTTACCCCGAAGTAATAAAAGAACGGAATCCTATATACCCAACACAGCCAGAAGAATCTACTGAACAGTATGAGCACAAGTGGAAATACATACAGTAACACATATATAAATGCGTAGCTTGGCCAGTGTTCGGAATGCACGATAAACATTTCTCTCGGATTCTTTGAGAAATCCAACATGGCAAAACTATGCCACACCATTATACATATAGGTAGCCATTTAGTTGTCCACTTGATGAATTTCAACAATCTTCTTGAATAGCTGTTACCACTCATTATTAACAGCGAGATAACCTCGCTCACGTCCATTCCGTCTAAAACAGAAAGGAGTGCCTTTTTCTTTTCTTCTGTCATAATCGTTTAGTCTAAAATCTGATATTGTGCAAATATAGCAAAAATTATCAGAATGTAGTTAATTTAACTGTTAATTTCTCAAATTGTTAGTGTATACTTGATTTATGTGACAAGATGTTACGTAAAAAAGTTTATTATTACAATTTGGAAATAAAAGCCTTGCCTATCCTCTACGGACGAGCAAGGCTCACCTGAAACAAATCTATTAACCTTAAATTAAAAAACTAATAACTAAAGCCATTAACCATATCTAATAATCCAAACAATTTCCTTTTTTTATTCTTTCTTCCCGCTGCTCTTCAGCCTTCCTCTCGCATATCTGAGGGTCAGCAGAACCACAGCGCCTATTATTATGACAGCGATGCAGGACGCGATGGGCTTCTCGATGTTCCTCTCCCACCAGTTCAGCTTTCTCTCCACCGGCACAGGCACGTCATTGTTTTTTCTGCCAATGTTCGCCAGCGAGTCCACCATCGCCTTGTACATCTCTAAGCTGTCCTTCATTAGCGTGTTCAGCGAGTTCTCCACGTACCTGTCCCTCCAGTGCCAAGCCTCCGTCTTCTTCACGTTTCCGTCTTCGTCCACGGTCGTAGCCGTCGAGTCCCTGTTCACTGTCTTGTCCGTCTTCGTCCTCTCCACGTATCTCAGCACTATGCGGTCCCAGTACACAGTGTCCTTCACCACCTTCGTCACCCTCACGCTGTCCGTTCTTGTCAGCACCGCAGGCTTCTTCGCGCCGCATCCGGTCAGCATACTGACCATCAGGCAGAGCAACATACCCCACAGTGCTCCAACAAATTTACTATATAATTCGTCCATCATAACCGTTTCTCCTTAAAAACTTTATCTTCCTTCACTCTTTTTTCATCGCCTCCTCCACAGCCTCGCCGATGTCCTCGTCTTTCTTCTTCATCAGCGCTATAATGAAGCGCTTTATGGAGAATCTGTTCTTCACGCCATGCAGCTCGCACACATGACCCACAATGCTGTCCACCTCCCATACACACCCAAAGCCAAGTCCTACCGCCGCCGTCACCACATGATTCGTCCATCCCAACGGCTCGAAGATAGCCAGACCGAGCACCGAACCTAATATAAGGTAGGTGATATAGTCCACCGCCTTGTTGCAAGTTCTTCTGCCCGCTCTCGAAAAGCGGAAATGCTCATGTTTATGTAGACTCTCGCTCACGCCGAACCAGAAGTCCGCCACTATCAGCACCACTATCAGCACCAACATCCATCTCAGATCGAAGAGCGCAGACAGCGCCTCCCCTCCCATTGTCCCCAAAACGACGGCCTTACCCGTACTTGTTGTCAAGTTATTAACCATCCAATCAATCTTTTTTTATACTAACAAAAATAACACAAAAATCCCAAACAAAAGAATAATCCTTCCTAAAAGCCAAAAAGTTCAGCAACTCAGCCCAGCCTCCTTCATCGCCTTTCTCACCGTCCCGAACATCTTCCCCATCGTCTCCACGTAGTTCGGCGCTGTGGCATACTTCTTCCGGCCCTCCTGTATCTTCTTCACGTAGTTCTCAGGACTCATCCTGTACGCCCAGGCCTCAGGCCACGATTTCTTCAGCACAGCCGCATGGTCTCTCAGAGCCTCACCCAGAGTGGCGTAGTTTCTGAACAGCCGTTTGCAAGTATACTTATACAGACCCTTGCCAGCCACATAGTCTATCTTCACCACCTTCTCCGGCGCCGTGAACCTCACCGTCTTAGTCTTGAAATACTCATGCGTTGTGACAAGCAGGCATTTCTCCACAGGCCACCCGCCTCTCGTTATACCAAATACATTATACTTGCCGATGGCGCTCTTGCCCCATCCGCTCTCCAGTGCCGCCTGAGCAATGATAAACACGGGCGAAATGTCCGCATTATAAGCCGCAGGAGCCATCCATTTACAAAATTCCTTAGGTTTCATCTTCTTATTTATTATTTGTCAGTTATTGTTTCTTATTTGCGCCCATTATGCAGCGGCACAGATAGGCTTAGAAAGGCTCAGTGAGGCCCAGCTCCCAGTCAGCCCAGCAGCCCAGTCAGCCCAGCCAGCTTCCCAGTCCTATCACAGCCCCATATCTCACCACGTCCCACCATTCCAGCCTCTCCAGCTTGTAGCGCTTCCATTGCCATATCTCTCTCGCCATCATCACCGGCAAAGCCCACAGCCCTACTACGGCTCCTACGGCGAACCAACAAGCGCAGCCTATAAGGTCACGCTTGTTCATTCTCAATAGCCTTTTCATGCCGTAAGGGTTTTCGTCACGATAATCGCCATCACAGAAGCAAGCGCACATAGCTCGCACCACAATAGCCAACATCGTCTGTCATTTACCACGGCTATTGCAGCAGCAAAGGCAGCAGTCAGCACAATTAACGGCATCACGGACAGTCCCCACACTACGCTCGCTACGGCTGATATGATGGCAGCCGTCTTGTGGATGATGCGCTCGTCGCCGTCAAGGTAAGCTGGAGCAGCACCCACAAACATCAGTCCGGCACAAGTAAGGAAAGCAGCAAGCTCAAAGCCTCCGATGTTGAGCATCACGGGCAGACACATCATACCCATCACGACGAGCAGCACCGGCACGCTCCAGCAGGGCAGACACCACCCCCGTTCCTTGGCAGTGTAGTATATCTCACTTATCATCGTAGGCTTGCCGTAGTCTATTGAGATACCGACAACGGCAAGCAGAAGCCCTAAGAAGAGCATTAAGCATAGATACATCATACGCCTACACCTCCATCTTCAGCTGTTCAGGATAGCCAGTCTTATAGTCGTAAGCCAGCACATCCTCAATGTTCATAAGCTCACTCACAGCCTTCTTGTGAGCAGCAGTTACGTTGAAGCACTCCAGGGCATACATTTCCAATGCCGAGAGCAGCTGAATAGCCTTATCGCAGTCCACCTCCAGCTGATAGCCACCCAGCCATAGCGTGGTCTTCGTCTGCCCCATCGCCTTCGCAATAGAGGTGGAGTTCATCAGACCCACACGCGTGGCCTTGTCAAGCCATACCTCCATGCCGTTAAGAAGAAAGGAGTTGACTGCGGAAGAAGAGTCGTAGCGGTCAATCTCAGCTTCCATCTGCGCCTTAGCAGTGGCGAGATTATCCATCGTGCCCATCGCCTTGGCATATTCCAGGCGTACCCACTTCACAAAGCTCTTATACTCTGCCACCTCCTCGTCATCGCTGCCCTCAGCAATCTTTACCGACATATCAGCATTAAAGCGTGAGAGGTCGGCTTCGTCATGCAGACCATACGCTGTACAGATGGCTGCATTGACAGTTCTGTCCTCAGTGAACGGCTTCAGGCATCGCACGGCATAACCCATCTTCACGGTCTCCGTCTCCACCTCTCCGTTCTCTGGGTCTCCTGTCTGCATCTGACGCTCCTCGTTGTGGATGTCAAGATACACAGTAACAGCGTTACCTTCATCAACCATGCTGCCTCTTACTAAGCCTTCAGTAGGCAGCTCAATGTAATTCTTTGCAATCATAAAGTTTGTTGTTTTTGTAAGAATATAATATTTTATAAGAAGTTATACCGCATTAGCATATTCCGCATACTCGTCCAGATACTGCTTCTGATTGGTAGAACCCTCAAAGATATATCCACAGCTGTTCACTATCTTCGCATCTTCGATAGGCAGTATAGCTTGTTTGCCACCGAAAGCACGCTCCGCTTGTCTCAGGTAAGTATAGAGTCCTGCGTAATCGCCATGGATTTCTCGTAACTGTTTTCTGCCTGTATATTCTCCGTCCATCGAAATCTCGTCATAGCACACCAGGAGCTTTATCCAGTTGTCTATGCCCTTGCCATTCTGCTTTATCTCGTAGTCGAGAATAGAGAGGGTTATTCCCTGAATGTCCTTTGCTTGCACTTGTGGCGCATCCATCCGTCGGTTTATTTTCACCTTCTGCGTCAGTTCTGCTAACTTCATATTGTTCTTCTGAATTTTAGTTAATAGATGGTACGAGTCGGCACCTACGAGCTGTCCGAAGTAACATCCCCAATTCCGAGGAGTGGCTTGGTTAGCTGCGTCCGCAATGCGTTGCCGTACTGTTGCATATCCCTTGTTGTGGTCGTCGTAGAGCTTGCCGGCATTACGATGATACACCGTACCACAGAAGTCTATTGCGTTATCATCAACTCTCAACACCTTGCTGTCCCACCTGTTTGCCCTGATTCCAAACTCAAACCACCATCTCTGCTGTGTCCTATGCAACACAGCGTTGGCTTCCTCCTTGCTGTTGCAGCCAACCAAGATATTGTCGGCATACCTTATATAAAATGGATAACAGCGAGAGTATTCAAGGTCAAAGTTGAGCATCAGGATATGGTGAGCGAGAGGAGATGCCGGTGTTCCGATTGGCAGCTTGTTCTCGCAGAATGTAACGTTACAGCCGTAGTCTATCAACCACTTGTCTGTAGTCAGCTGCTTCAATGCCTTGCGAAATACCTTCATCCTTACATGCTCGTAGCATTTCCTTTGGTCCACCACTGCCACATAATGGATGTCTCTCCGGTCGTAGAATAATGATTTCAGCCTGTGTCTTACAGAGTAACGCTTCTGCTTTGCGTTCAGACCGCAATGCTTCTTACAGTTCAATGCTGCGTAATTGTCTCTCCGGCGATACAACGGCGATATGCGATTGATAAACACATACTGTAGTATGCGAGTCACGAGAGTAGGAGAATCTATATCTCTTCGTTTGCCGTTCTTATTCACTTTTGTCAGCTTGCGATAAGAGATAAATTCAACATATTGTCCACTGTTCACACTCATGCAGAGCATATCTATGTTGTCGTCCCAATCCTCGAAGAACAGCCGCACTTCCGTCTTCTGATAGTGATTGCGACAAGCGTCATACACGGCTCGCTCCATCTCGTCATGTGTAACATATTCAATATTATTATCTTCCATAATTTTTAAATATTCAAGTGTTGAGCCAATGGTCACAGCGTTTTCACGCCATGACCCCACGCCTCTGTTTTCGGTCTTATGGCAGACCTCTTCCAGCAATGCGCTTCGTCTTGTAAGTTAATTCGGCACTTTCAGCCACGACCACAACCTATATCCTATACCTTTTCTCTTCACAACATCTTCGACGTAGGAAGTCGCTCAATTCTTTAGCCGAGCCACCATTGTTGCGATTAGCATTCAGAACGGAATTATTCGCATTCAGATTACGAGAAGCGCAATTGCTCCAATTCGCATTGCCACCGCCACGGACGCCCAGGTTGTAACCGTTATCTCAACCATCCTTTCACGCTTCAGAGGAGTGAGTCCCAATGCTCACCTTGCCATGAGACGAATGGATTTTTATTTCTTTTCTCGACCCTATATCCGCCAATGCGGATATAGGGGGAGATTAGCCTTGTCAGCTTGCTCGCAGGAAATGCGGACGGTTGCACCGTCCTCTATTGCGCTTGCAGCGCTGTTGCACCTACTTACATTGAAACAACACCTGAGCCGAGCCACCAGCGAAGCGAGAAGCATACAGAACGGAATTAGTCGCACTCAGAGAACGAGAAGCGCAAGAGCTCCAATGCGCAAGGCCACCGCCACGGACGCCCCTACGAACTCGGTCGCCCACCGTGTTACTGAAGTTATTGTTATTATCGTTGAAGGCAGCTGCGTATGAGTTGCGACCTCCACCCACCATGGCTTCCATAGGTGTATTATTATAGCGTTTCTTGAGCCATCCGGTCTGTGTGCTCTCTTGACGGGCAACCTTCTTATACTGACTCTCAAAAACAAATGCACCTTTGTTTGTCTTATTCTGCGCTCGCTCCGAATGCCATTTTCGCTGGTCGGTCTCAATATACAAGTCGGTAGGATAGCCAACTCTGCTTTCGCTCTGAGGCACCAATACCTCAGCCACTTGCTCATAGCCACCTCCACGATAATGGAAGATGTCGCCTGATGTAGATACACCATCCATCAAGCCATCACGCAGCACTACCTCCACTGTAAACACCTGCGCATTGCCTGAAGCATCATAGCCCTGCCATTCTCCTGTCACCTTACGATAGACACGTGCATTAAGGTAGCCATCTGCTATACCCTTGGCTTTAGGAGGTGTCACATACCAATATTTCGTTCCATAGACCTCAAACTCGGTATTCTCAGGCACTCCCATCTCTACTGCAAACGACAAAGCTATCAATGCTTCGTTGCATCGCCACTTAGGATATTCAAAATTAACAAACGCAGACATGTTGTCAGTTATCTTAGTACCATTTGCGTCCTTGTACAGCAAGTCCGAAGTTTGCCAATAGGCGAGATATTTCCATTCGCCCGTACCCATTTTGAGACGAACACCACCATATTTATTCCATGTAGCTTCATTGTTGCACGAATCATCGCTCGACGTGCCTGATGAGAACAGGTTATCAGGGTCATTGATGTAGTTAGTGCCATAAAGCAGCTCGTGTGCACACACGAAAGTATTATAGGCGTGATAACCAATCTCGGCAAAAGGATAAGTCTTCGTCTTGTCGAAGTTGTTGTTACGGGCATAGTCCATACTTGTTACCTGATGTACGTCATTCACACGCGGATAAGCACCATTATCGTAGAACATGTTCAAACCGCTTGAGCCAAGACTTCCCCTTGTGTTATTATCACCTGGATTATAGAGGAAGAAGAATGAACGGAACTTAATCTTGCCATCCACATCCTTAATGCTTGTGTCGCAGCATGGTGAAATGAGCGTAGGAGCGAGCTTGTTAGGCTTCATACCCTTATACTCTCTGTAACTCTTGAAGATACCTCTATACAAGGTGTCAGGCTCGTTGGCTGGATAATCGTCAAGAAGATAATTGTCAGTTGGGTCACCTATCTTGATGCTGTAGTTCTTCGATGTAGTCTCCCACGGACGCAAGATGTGTGTGATTTCATTACCAGAAGCATCATAGAGCTTCTGAGTAAAGCCATAGTCATTATAGAACTTTTCTGCATCGAATGCGCCTGCATCACAATACTTCTGTGTATGCTCAGCATCAAGATACAGCTCCACGTCACACTGCGCTCTCATCTCCTCTGTAATACCCACAGCAGGAGCAAAGGAGTTGTCCTTGTAGCGAAGCACGTTGTTACGCTTCAGTTCCTTAGCAGGCATCACCTCCACGCCTTCCTTTGCATCCTCATGGTTAATAAGGAATGGACGATACATATCCTGAAGCATCTGCTTGCCTACGTTGGTACTTGCCTCTACAATATCAGGAGATGCCTTTGTGGTGTCCTGACTACCGATATAGTAGCGGTCAACTGTACCACCAAGGTCGCCTACAGCCTGTTCGAGGGAAGACAAACGAGCTTCGTGAGCAATATCCACCTCCGACAACTCTGTCAGTTTTTTTGCTGTACTGGCAGTATCAGCCAAAGTCAGCGACTTCTTTACGCCAGTCCTATCTGTCACCTCAAGTACATTCTCTGTTGTAATTGTGGCGTTCACATTTTCTGCATCTGTAGCGGCATTATTGGTTCTTGTGGTTGCAATGTTAGCATTTGTGGTTGCCGTATCTGCACTCGCTGCTGCTGCTTCAGCTTTGGCGGTTGCACTATTGGCGTTTGTTGTCGCCTCTACTGCATTAACTGTAGCGGTATTAGCTGCTTGTGTGGCTGTATTAGCATCTATTGTAGCCTTGGTAGCCTTAGCAAGCGCATCGGAAATGTCTACGCTTTTGTCCCAATAGTCAGTATCGGTTAAAGGATGTCCTACGCATGTCATTGTGTCTTTGTCTACACGCTTGCATGTATAGATAGTTACACCATCTACTACGATATAATCATGCAGATTATACGCTTTTGTATTATCGTAGACAGTTCCCACTTTTGTCAATACGATCTTGATTTTTTTTATTGTTCCCATATTGTTATTGTTACTTGGTTATTACTATACTACCACTCTCAGGGTCGAAGTCTACATCAAAGTCAGCCACCTTAGAGGTCTGTTCTTGCCAGTCGGCTTCCGTACCCTCGTAGCCAGCATCTTTTGCTGCCTCGTATGCGCTCTTTCCTCGAAACTGCTTACCCTCGATACGATAACATTTCTTAGTTCCCAACGCATCCGTGCGAATAAGGAGCAAAGTGTCGCTATCTTCGATATTAAGAGTTTGGTCGAGCGCAGTTACGTCAATAATTTCACTCATAAGCCTATTCTCCTGTATGTATTAATATTGAGTACGTGTCAGGGTCGTAGTCTACTGCCACTTGCGCGTCTCTGACCGCTTGTTGGCAATCAGCCACTGCCTTGTCGGTAGCAGCCTTATTCTCCTTAGCACTCTGCTCACGCTTCGTTTCTGCATCAATACGAGCATTCTCATTTGCTACACGACTATTTTCTGTAGTCGAGCGAGAAGTTTCAGCTTCTGTGCGCTCATTCTCGTTAGCAATGCGCACACGCTCTGCTTCCTCACGCTCGCTTTCCTTCCTTACTCTGTCCGCTTCGTTGGAGTTACGAGTACTTTCAGTAGTAGTCCTCGACTCCTCGTTAGCCTCTCTCTTTTTTTCGTTCAGACTACGCTGTTGCTCAGCAGACAAACGAGCGTTCTCGGCTTCTGCACGTGCGTCCTCTGCGTCAATACGCTCATTCTCGCTTACAATGCGTGTGCTTTCATTCTCGCTACGCTCTCGTTCAGACAAGATACGCACATCCTCAGCTGTTTGCACCTTGCTATTGATACGTTCAGCTTCGGCTGCGCTTGCATTAGCTCTGTCAGCAGCTTTGTCTGCCTTTACTGCTCCATCGTAGGCGGTCTGACCGTCCACAATGCGTTGCCACCATTCATCATCACCTACAGGCTCATGGCCTACGTTGCCATCCTTGCGACTGGCATAGGTACAGTTCTTGTAAGTGACAACTGCCAGTCGCTTGTAAGTGGTGTCGGGATTGTACGCACCCTTCGGTACGAAACCCACCCTTCCAAGATTAATTTTTTCGTTCATAATGCTCTTGTTTTTTAGATGTTGTTATTCAGATTTACAAGCAGTTCTCCTTCGTCGTTCAGCTCAAAACGCTTGTCCGACCCATCAGTGATATTAACCTCCAGCTCTGCATCCTCATTAACATCGAAAGTAGGGAAGTCTATGGTTCCCCGGCTATAGCTGTCAGTACGTATATACTCGTTAGTTTCCTCGTCCCATCTGTACCAATAGCCATCTTCACCCACCTTGTTAGGATGGTCTGCTTGCGCCTTCGCTCTTTCTGCCTGTGTATTAGCATTCTCGGCTGCATTATTTGCATTAGTCACAGCCGTAGTCACATCACCCAACGCCTTCTCCGTGCGCTGCTCAACGTCAGTAATGGTGTTTTCAGCACGTTTCAGCGTCTCTCCCACGTCGCTTATCAGCCCAGAGAGGTCTGCTTCAGGAGCCAGCACCACCATAGCCGTGTCCATCTCCACCGAATCTTCACCTTCCTGCGGTCTGAATGCCGTGTCGCCGGCAGCGTTGTTGTCCACGATGCTGAACTGCTCGTATTCGTTCGAGCGCCAATCGTTGCCGAACAGCTTGCCCTTCACTTCAATGGCATAAACGCCGCGCGCAAGCTGGTCGCCCTCCACACGTGCAAGCAGCACATTGTCCTCCTTCACGTCAATGGTGTATGACAGTGATACGCGACGATAGCTGTTTACGACATTCACCGCCACGTCCGTACAACCCGGCAGCGGAAAGGCAAAGCTCTCCCCGTTCACCATCTTCCGCACCGGAATCCTCAGCGTAAAATCATTGCCTCTAACAATCTTCTTCATTTTCCAGCTTATTATTTATTGTTTATTATTTATTATTTAGCAGTTCCTTAAAGAGGCCCAGAAAGGCCCAGTGAGGCCCGTCTTCCCATCCTATGGCAGCGCCTTTCTTACCACTCTCTCCCAATAGATCATCTCATACTCGGTCTCTTCCAAGTTACTGCCCACGTTCTTTACTTTGCATGTCAGATATGCTATGTAGCCGTTCTTGAGTATGTATGGAGCGCTAATTGCATCGCCATTGCTCGGAGTCGTTCTTGACGTTCCGTAGAGCACGATGCCCTGCTCGTTTTCGCAGCGGATGATGATGGTGTTGCCCACCACCTCACGTGCCCGCTCGTAGCGTCCGTCCGTGTATGGATTTGCGAGAGAATACGCTGTAGGGAGCACACATTGCAGATACATTTCCTCACCGTCGCTCGCAATGGGAGTCGACCGTATGACAAAATTCGAGCCTATCCTGTCCCATATAGGTTTGTACGCATCGTCTATGACGGAATAAGTGTCCTTCTCAAAGTATTCCAGAAAGTTGTCCTTCGTAATGATACGCTTCTGGTTGCGGACAAGTCCGTCAAAGTAGCCGTTCGTAGCGTGTACCGAGCCGGTGAAGAATCCGTCGGGCGTTACCTTCGCCGTTGTGTTACCGCTGTTGTCCTGCACCTCAAACGTGTCAGCCGTAGCCGTTATCTTGCCGTTCTTGATGTCAATGCCAGTCGCCTGCACAGCTTCCTCCACCGTCACGTCGTTGGGAGACAGGCTCCAGCCCTGATATTCCTCGCCTTCCTCAAGCATAGGCCGGCAAAGATCTATGCCACCGTTGGTTCTGACTGCTGCCTCGATTATCAGTCTCAGCGTTCCGGCAGGGACGTTCAGTGTCACCTTGTACAGTGTCCATACGTTCAGCGTCTGCGTGTCGGGGAAGACTATTCGTGCCAGCTCATTACCTGCTACGAAGTTGTTGTATGTCTTGAGAGACACATAGCAGCCGTTGTCAGGCTTCGCCGTCATCCTCATCCAGATGCTAAAGGTATATGTTGTTTCCGGGTTCACACGGACATCCTTAAAGTACAAGCCCGTCCATGTCGTTGTCGTGGCACCTACGGACAGGCATTGAGCGTAGTTTGTGCCTCCCACGCCACCCTGCATTATTGTCACCTTCTTCGTGTCGTTGATGGGTGTTATGGTGTCATACTCCCTCAATGCCGAACCTACGATGCAGTTGCGGTATGTATTGACCGTTTCCTGCGCCACCTTGAGCGAGATTCCGCGAGCTGTCTGCTCAATGTTTGAGGTGTATTTCGTCAGTTCGTCCTGTGTCTTTATAGGTATGCCGTTAACGTCCGTCTCCACCTGTCCAACGCGGTTGCTGACCTCAGTATAGTCCGACCGCAGCTGTTTATTGTCAGCCGATATCGTCCCCGTAAACTTTGCCAAGTTCACCATAAAGGGTATCTGCCGAGAGTATAGCGTACTTCCGATTGCCATATACACGATTACGTATCCGCTCGTCACACTCACGCCGAGCGTGCTGTCCTTGTTTATCGAAGCTCCCGATATCGTCACGTCTATGCCGTCTGTCTGCTTCGTAAGTGTCGGCTTGCCGCATCCTACATTATTGTTGCTCGGAAAGAGATTGCCCACTTCCGACACGATGTTTTTTCCTGACCGCATCACTTGTATGGTGGCAGTCTTGCTTACACTTGCCGATACGACGCCGTTCTCGTCTGTGTCAAACACAAGAGGCGCATCCTTGACGATAAACTCCACCGCGTCCTTGCCGTTTGCTCCGGGGTCTCCCTTGTCGCCGTCCTTGCCCTTGTAGGCTATGGCGTATGACACCGTCGTATGCTCTCCCTCCGAATCCTTGTAGGTCACCGTTGTCCTCGT